AATCAAATGAAAACTTAATCGCAAAGTATAGCGATAGGATTAACTAAAATGTACACAAGAAAAACCAAAGATAATTTTATTATTCAACGATGGTCAACCAATTACGGTTGGGAAAGTGTATCCGAATATTCTAAACCTGACTACGAATCCCCTTATCGCTCTTGTAAAGCTGATCTAAAAGAATATAGATTATCTGAACATGATGCAACTTATCGAATGATTACGAAACGGATACCATTATAAGGATATTTGTCACTATGTAAGCATGACATTCTATACTTTACTCTTGATCATGCTTACCTATAATCTTAAGCAACGGTTACTTAATAACGAAAGGATAAAAGAAAATGATAAAAAATGTATACGGAACTTATATTGATACTGAAAAACCTGTTACAGGCGTAACTAATCTTAATTCTGATCAGATTCCCGAATGGTTTAATGAAGAATTTTACAATGCAATAGATTTAAACTTTGAAGAGTATGAAAACGAACTACTTGATTTGCACATTCGTGGTCTTATTAGTCATGAAGAATTTGAATCAATGTTAGAAAACTATCAGTCAGATATTACAACTTACTTACTAGGGGATTGGATAAAAAATACCAGTGGACAATATGAACCTGATCCTGATGGTGAGTATTCAGCAATCTATGATAACAATGATAATACTTTGCAAATTGTCTTATCAAAAACAACTAAGAGATGTAATCATTGCTCTCCTTGTTTTCTAGGTCAAGCTGATCTTGATTCTGATGGTGATTTTCTAGCTTATTGTTTACCTGACTAACCAACTTTACCTCGCGATGTATAGGTTAATCGAAAGAAAGGATAAAAGAAAATGAATGAGAAAATTTATATTGAAAACCCATCCAAAGAATTATATAACACTGTAAAATGGTTAAAAAATAATTCAAGTACCGACAAAGCAAGGATAACATTAAACGGATTCAACATTAGGGATAATGGATTGCTTATTGAATCAACCAACGGATACGGATTAGTATTTTCTAGGTTGACTGCTCCCTTGTCAGTGTACCATGAGAAGTTAACAAGTGGTATATGGTTTGTTGATACCTATACCAAAAAGTTGATTGTATTACAAGAGATAGATGGGAACTTTCCTGATACCAATGCAATCATAACAGTATATGAAAATACTAAGGATAGATTCGTTGAATCCCTTGTATCATTCAAACCTGAATTTATTCTACCTGTAATCTCTGGTTTTGACCATGTAAACTTTAATATTATCTCTGATGACAACCCAATTCAAATTGTTTTACGTGATGATTACATGGATAGAAAATTTTTAGATGGTACTTATATTGCAGTGCTGATGCCCTATAAAAATAGAGATGAAAACGTATCATTTGATTATATTCAGAATCAATTTGCTCAAATAAAACTGTAACTAACTTTACCCTTGATGGTAGCATAGGTCAGACCGTCGGAAAGGATAACATGATCTTATCTATAGCTATTACATTCCTACTTATCTCTCTTATCTATTCACTTATAAATGAAAGGAAAGGATTATGAAATTGTTTACTGTAATGTATGGTGTTGGAAAGATAAAATACCTGGTCTCTTTCCACGATGGAATAAAAGTACATAGGGATGGTAGTCCATTCTATGATGTAAAGATTGTAAAGAATAAAAAAGATTTGAAACTGTTTACTAACAAACTACTAACCGATGGATACAAGGAAGGATAAAAGAAAATGAATGAATATTACCTGAATAAAAAAGGAAAGGTTGTTGGTACTGATCTCAATAGACTAGAAAAGAAAGTTGTCTCTATCTGTAATGACGAAGATGATCCCATGCAATTTATTCAAGATGTGCTATATAGTGGATGTCAAGCTGGTACAGTAGGGGAACTGATCTACTATTCTGACACAACTAAATGGTTTAAACTTTACCGACAAGAGATTGAAGGTCAGGTAAAACAAATGCAAGAAGAACTTGGTATGAACTTGAATGAACTGCAAGGATGGGACGACTCTGATCCATTTGCAAGAGAAACATACAATCAAAACTTGTTAGCTTGGTTTAGTTTTGAAACTGTGTGCAGTGAGATTCAAAATTCAATAGAGGATTGCTGATGGCAACTGAAGGATATATCTCTACCTCTCCCCATGCTAGGTATTATAACTACTACCGACACGAACATAATCTTTTCAAAGCAGTAGAGAAAACTGGTTACTCTTACCTCAAATGGTACTGGATAGGTGGGGATGAGCATAGAAGGAAATGGTTTTATATGCCTGTTAGAATCTTATCCCCTGTCCCCCTCTATGTAGACTTCAACGGAAAGAGACCTAACGTTCAGAGAAGAAAGGAGAAGGCTATCGAACAAGGATTACATGTACTGTATGTTAATACTACTGATAGTATGTCAGATATGTATGCAAAAATTATGATGGAACTTAGACGACTTGAAAACTAGAACAGCACAATAAGATTTGACCTGAAAACTGAAAGGAGAAAAATGCCTGTAGAATACTATTTTTATAACGACCTAAATAAATTATTTAACTATGCAGTAAACCATAAGACTACTCAACTAGAATTTAATGAAATCAAAAAAGCATACAACAATTTACAAATGCACATCGAACAACTATCACACTGGAGAAATACTGCCTTACATCTGTCAAAACTAAATGGTGAAGCAAATGCTGATGCCATGAGATTAGCTACTGAGTATGAAAAAACTCTACAAGAAATTGGTGGAGTGTGGGGTGAAGCTCCAGACCAAATTAGCCCTGCTATCGCCTTACATAAAAAGAGATTGAAAAGAAAGGAATAATATGGAAACAAAAAGAAAACGAGGAAGACCTAAGACATTAGCAAAAAGGAAAGAACGCAATCATTATGCGTGTGAATACACAAAAACATTCCTACAAACCATAGCAACAATAACAATCTGGTGGTATGAACACCAAAAAGATGGAATGACAGAGGAAGACTTTGAAGACCTGATTGAACTTAGCATATATAAAACAAATAAATATAAAGTCCTCAATCGAGCTGAAAAGGCCTTCATTGAAGGGATACTTTATAGCATCAACCCCAAAAGACAAAGTAAAGTATCACTTGGAAAGGCTTGGGAACTAAAATGACTTGGAAATACAGGATAGTGAAGTAACCATCAGAGTAAGTAACGGTTACTTCACTACAGAAAGATTGTACTTTTAAAATTACATAGATGGTGCTGGTGGGGGTGCTGGAGGAGGCATAGCCCTACCACTCGGTTGACCCTGACCACTGCCCATCTCTGCCATGATCTGAGCTAGGTCAATACCATGCTGGTCTGCCATACTTTTTACTCTTTGTAAGACCTGCTTGATTGCTTCAATAACCTGACCTCTCTCTGCTCCCTGTCCCTCTGGTGAGGGTGGCTGTCCCATCGGTGCTTGACCTTGTGGTGGCATACCTTGTGGTGGTCTGCCCTGACCTGGTGGTTGATTAGGTAACATAATTTACTCCTTATCTAATTAGATAAGACTATTATAACATAACGAAAGGATAGAACAAATGAATAATGAACTACAAAAATACTTAATTGTATGTGCCAACCTACCAAACGAAAGGTTTGGACAACTGTATACTGTGTACATCTCCAATGGAGTAGATAAAGAACAACTAGAGATATTCAATACACTTCGAGATGCTACTACTTATGTGTATAAAATAAACATGATATTAACTTTGGATGTACTATATGCCATTGAAAAGTCTATCATGTCTGAGACAACCCTGCATGGATTGGAACTGTTTGCAAAGGAGAAAAGAACGGATGAATAAATGGGAAGACTTTACTATAGATAACTTACCCCCACACCTTGAACCAATTTACCTTATGTATAAGGATCATCTCTGGAAGTGCGAGATGGCAATAGATAATGCTGTGTGTGGTGTGTCACCATCGGGTGAAATCAAATTGGAAACAACAATGCTAAGAATACTTGACCATGATAGAGAGAATGGAGACCAAACAAAATGGAGACGATGATACGTGCTGTCTGGATGCTACTCTTCTTGGGTGGTGTGCTTATGTTCTACTTCCTTGTCTTACTCGGACTGACTTCTCTTGGCTGGACTTGGTTGGAAAGTGTTGGACTGCTGGTTGTACTGATGATTATTATGGGTGCTAGTCTGACTATACTATTGAAAGGATTGAAATGAAATCTAAACTTATCTTCTGGCTTGGTGTGCTTGGTTGGGTATTAGTTACTGTACTGATGGTACTCTTTACTTACGAATACCTTACCGCTAACTCTGCCTTATCTTACTTCTGGTGTGGGGTTGTAGCCTTCGGGTGTGGGGTTGGTACTATCTTCTTCCCCATCATAACCCTTACACATTTATTCTTTACCTTTGAGGAGCTGTAAAATGAAAGTAAAAATTGTAGATGTTGATTTGATGGATGGATATACACAAGCAGGATATAGAAGTGCATTGATTGGACGCACAGGTGAAACCAACCAGCCAATAGCAGAGGATGGCTGGACTGGTGGACTGCTTACACTTGATGATCCCATTGAAATAGATGGGGAGACAGCAAACCCTGAACTGTACTTCTGGCGTGTAAAGGTTGAGCCTGTAAGGGAAGTGAAACAACTGAAGTCTTTACCAGAAGAGGACAGTGTAGAGTTTTGGCTTGACTCCTTATGGTATCACGACAAGTATGTTGTTGTCCTCTTTACCTGTAATGTAGATGAGATCATTGACAATCCAGGTAGATACATGACTGTCTGTACTGTAATGATCAACAACAAAAACTCAGGTGAGATTGTAACCCATACTGGTGTAGCTATCTGTAATCCAAAGGATACATTCAACTATGTAAAGGGTAGAAGGATTGCTACTGGTCGTGCTATCTCAGCTTATCCACACAAAGAACAGAGAAAATTGGTCTGGTCTTGGTACTGGAAAGCTGTAAAACGTGTTAGTCAGGTGTAAAGACTTCTTCATAGTATTGCTTGGCTAACATCAACCTGTCCTGCCACTTGCTTGTACCCTCTCGGTGTATCCTCTCGTGGCAGGACGCACATAACTCTACCTGATTGTACCTTTCCAATTCACCCCCCTTACTTCTTGGTACTATCTCATGTGTACATACCGATGGCTTTTTTAGGCAGACGTAACACAGCTTTGGGTCTTTCAATCCTAACTCCCTCTTGTCCAGTTCTAAAGTAACCGTTACTTAAAACTTCTTGATCATCTCAAGACTATGAAACCGAATGGAGCTAGACAGTTCCATGTCCTCTGTTACTGCTCCCTTACGTGGGATGAAAGGCCACCATACCTTAGCACATGCTAAAAGAATTGCAGGACTACCATACCCATATAACCTACGACCTGTCACATTCTCTACTGTCAAGTCCTCTTGGTTTATTACCTCAGCATTGGAAATGTTTTCTTCCAGCCATTGGCTTATAAGGGGAAAATCCGGCATTCTAACAACGATTGGTTTGATCTTGGTAATATTTGTACTCTTTAGCTTCTGAGCCTCTGGAAAACGCTGCAAAGCATAGTGAATCGTGCTATGAGACCAGGGTTGTCCAGTTGCAGGGTTCTTTATTCCATCATCAGCCATAGCTTTGACTACATCCTTCAGTGTAGCATTTGGATCATCACCAATTACCCTCTTGTAATACTCTAGCACTAACTCTCTATCAACATGTGAACTCATTACTTCTCCTTCTGATATGAATAATCATCGAACTTATATTTTAGAACAAACATTCTCTTGAACTGATACTCTTCCCTCTCACTGTGGAAGTTAGGGTAAACAAAAACATCAAACATAGATAACTCTTCTAACTTCTCAGCAGTCTGGATCAACTGATCCTCTGTGTTGCACCATAATGTTATTAGAATACGAGGTGGATGATCTAATATCTCTGTGTAAAACAACACATCCTCTTTGTACTTCTCTGTGATAGCATCTATTCTTTTCTCTACCATAAAAAATAACTCTGTTGTCATCATCCTTCTGAATTTCCAATCAACCTTTCTATTATCCTTCTTCATTTCGTATAGTCGCCTTATCCTTTCTCTGGTCTAACAAAAACTGGCTGGTCTAAATAGTACGTGGGCCAAATATAGGACATAATAATATATAGTATTTAATTAAATAATATTATATATTTTTGTGGGCCAAATTTGGCCCACGTGTTTCAAAGAATTCTATGTTGTCCCACCATATCTGATCTTTAACTGTTATGATGTGGCTGTAAGTAATATCATCTGGGTAGGTAGATATTTCAATCAGGTCTAGGCTCTCTAATTCTTTCTTGGCTTTTGTAACAGAGGTCTTACTCATATTACAATCTCTTGCCAATGCTCTTATCCCTTTATAGCATACACCTCTTCCATATCCAGCAATCATACACAGGTGTACATACAATGTGAATGTGTGTGGTGATAGCCCCATATTCATAGCTATATTAGGCACCTGAGTAAAGTATGTTCTTGGTGCTGACTCACCCCGCACTAAAATCTTCTTTGACATGTATACCTCCCGATGTTATTTCAATTACTCCCTTTTCTTTTAACTGCTCTAAGGCTTTAGTTACACGTGCCTTACTCATGTTACCCCAGGCTGCCAGACTTTCTATTGGTCTGTCATCTGTGTCTTTACCACTTTCATTGAGGTATATGTATATATCAAACAATAATGAAAATGCGTGTGCTGATAATCCAAGTTCAAATACTTTGTTTGGTATCAATGTAAAGTGATCACGTACTGTGTCCTCATCCTCTTCACTTTCTATGACATAAACTGTTTTCATTTTTATCTCCTTTTATACTGTGTTTCATTATTACTTATATTATACTACAACTAGGATTACAAAACAATACCCTAAGATTAAAAATCTCTAATGAAAATTCCTACATTTGTTCTATTGTAACTAGATAAAAACTATGCTAATATATCTCTAAGTTTGATCCCCACAGTTCCTTCTTTCGTCTCCCCCTGTTAGAAACTGTGGGGTCATCATCTAAACTAGAAAGGATTACCTAATGAAAGAAATCACATACAATCCTACGTCATACAGAATTGAGATCACCTTTCCATTCTCCTTTGGCATGAAGAACAAGGTAAAAGAAATCCCTGATGCAAAGTTTGATTGGGATGCTAGAGTATGGTACTTACCCCCTACTAAGATGCACGCCAGGTTTGCCTCAGAGTTTGGAAGAGAACACCAGTTCTTTATAGAGAAATATATCTTAGAGTTATCCAGAGTTACACAGAAAAGAAATAACACTACAAGATCAAAGTTATATCCCTTTCAAAAGGAAGGGTTAGATTTTCTACACAACTCAGGGGGTAGAGCTTTACTTGCGGATAGCCCAGGGGTAGGAAAAAGTTTCCAGACTCTAGCTTATATTGAAGAGTCAAACCAGACCAAAGTTTTGATTGTCTCTCCTGCTAGTGTTACTTATATGTGGGAGGAGCTGATAGGAAAACTTTTACCTGATTGGTCACGAGTTGTTATCGAAGGATACACAAAAGAGTTTGATGCCAGAGCCAGGATTATTATTTGTTCTTATAATGTCTTTACTAACAGGGTATATGAGTTGAAAGAGTTAGGCTTTTCTCTGGTAGTCTATGACGAGTGTCATTATTTAAACAACATGCGTGCCAAACGTTCAAAGGCTTCACGTGTACTGATGACAGAGAATGTAATTGGATTATCTGGTACACCTTTTCTCAACAGACCAGTAGAGTTGTTTCCCCTGCTCAATCTTATTCAGCCACACGTATGGAGTAACTTCTGGAAATATGTACACCGTTATTGTGACGCGAGGAAAGATCACTTTGGACATTGGGATTTCAAGGGAGCAACCAACCTGGGGGAACTGAAAGAAAGATTAGAACATGTAATGTTACGGAGGACTAAGGATGATGTGCTTAAAGATTTGCCTGCTGTTACTAAAACTTATCTACCTTATCTTCCCCAGGAACAGAGCCTCGTCAAGACCTACCAACAAGCCTATGAAGTAGCCAAGGCTCAACCATCCAATGTATCCCCAAGGATACGGATACTTGAGATGCGTAAAGTAATAGGTCTAATGAAAGTAAAGCCTGCAATAGAGTTAGCTGAAGACATCTTAGTAGATAATGGTAAGGTAGTATTGTTTGCCATACATAAAGATGTAGTTGCCCAGCTTGAGGAGGGCTTAGAAAAGTATAACGTTGTCAAGATAGTAGGTGACACACCACAGAAGGATCGTAATGATATAGTAAACAAGTTTCAGTCTGACCCAGAGGTAAGGGTAGCTATTATATCTGAGGCAGGGGGAGAGGGAATCAATTTGTTTGCAGCAAGTAACCTTATCTTTGTAGAGAGGGAATGGAATCCAGGCAAGGAAACTCAGATCATTGGGAGATGCCATCGGATAGGCCAGACCCAACCAGTACAGGTGTACTATATCATAGCCAAGAATACCATTGATGAACGTATTCACAGATTGATTGAGAAGAAAGCTGAAGTATTAGGACAGGTGATTTCTTTCGAGGACATCCCCGTCAATGATTTATTTGATATAGGAGTATAGGTATGGATGAGTTTATGATGACAGATAGAACGTCTACCCCTGCAACAACTACATGGAAAGCAAACAAAGATTCCATGACGTTGAAAATAAAGTTAGGTAGTTGGTCTGACCCTGAGTTAGTCTTCCCACGAGCAGAAGTAGAGAAGGCTTATCAGGAGATGGGAAAGTTTTTGAAAGGTGGTGATGCCTGAGAAGTTTCGTGTCGTATAAAACCTATGTATCTACAATTAGAAAGGAAAGAAAGATGACAGAAGAAGAACCTGAAGTAAAGTATGAACCAGAAAAGTTTGCAGTCCAAGGTAACACAGTTGCCATGAATATAAACATGAGTAAGTTATCTCCTGATCGTGTTCAGTACAAACCATATGGACTTGAGTATTACCCTGGTGACATCTATGTACAGGTAATAGTACCTAAAGATCAAGTTGTTGACATCACTACAGAGTATATCATCCTGACCCCTCGTGGAGCAGCTATGGTAGCAGATACTTTAGCCAGTGAGATTGAAGCTGTTCATAATGAATGGCGAGGTCATAGTAAAACTTTTTAGAAAGAGGTAAAGACAATGGCAATTCCAGTTAGCACAGGCAGTAGGGGAGCATCAGGCTTAGCCGATGTAACCATTACTTCCAATAAAGTAAGAGTAATCTTTGACGGTAAAGACCAGGTAATTGATGTGCTTCGTGAGGATGCACCTGATTACATGGTGTCGGGAAGACAGATAGTAAATCTTAGTGGGGATAACAACAGAATATTTAGTGCAAAGCCTATTGGTGGGTCACATGTGTGCAGGTTCATTGGCTTCTGGTCTAAGGAAGATGAACCCCCAACACCAAGAAAGATTGATGCTCGTACTGGTACATCCAAGGCAGGCAAACCCTATAAAATTCCTGAGCACCTGGAATTTACAGCCCTGTTTGAGATTACCTCAAAGAAATGGAACAGATATCAGCTTAGTCAGAATTTGTTCTATGCTTTCGAGCATTATGAAGGTGATATAACCCAGATTAAAGGTGCTGGATCACAGAAACTTACAGACTTCTTGATGGTAGCAGGTCTTGACTTTGCTACTGATGAGATTCCATTCAGTGAAAACGTGTTACCCTTTTTGGAGAAGTTACTCCTCTCACGTAAGAAGAACTTAGTGATCAGTCTTACGCCTGATGGTTGGGTAGATACAATCGTTGAAGCACCTGACATGGAGGAAGAGCCAAAGAAAGAAGAACCTGTAGGTGAGATAGTAGGTGATCCTATGTCTGTGTTAGAACGAATGGCAGCAGAGGGTGATGCCTCAGCTCAAGCCATGCTGGATAAAATCAAAGGTAACAAGTAGGAAAGGAGAAGGGGGTGAGGAATAAAACCCTTACCCCTTACCAGCATGGTTACTATTTCACAGGTACTTACCAAGCTAACCAGGGTTCGTGAATATGAGAGGTACTATAGTTCTCTTTGTCCATACCACGATGACAGCAAGCCATCCTTTCTCTTATACAAAACTGGGTGGTGGCGGTGCTTAGGGTGTGGTAGAACAGGTGATCTATATTCTTTACACAGACACCTGACTGGTTGGTCAAGTAAAAGTTTTACTATCCGATCAGAGGTAGCAGAGTTCCATGTCCCACGTCTAAAGAATGTAGGAGAAGATTTTGTACTTGACTGCCATGAAACTTTGCTTACCTTTTCTCAGAGCCTCGCATGGTACTTGAGGATGAGAGGATTGGAAGAACAGATCATACCCCAGAAGATAGGATGGTACAACGGATGGTATACCTTCCCTGTGTATGGATATGATGGAGAGTATAAAGGTTTCATTATGAGATCAGGCAGGCACATCCAGGAAGCAACAGGTCTACGCTATGTGATCAAGAGTACAGGTGGGTTATATGTACCTGACTGGTACTTAGCTCTGAAGAGTGATTACATTGTAGTTACCTTTGGAATCCTGGATGCAATAAGTCTATCCAAGTTACGGATACCAGCATGTAGTAGTGTACATGGTAAGACACTCAATGCTGATGAGTTGGACTGGGCAAGGAAGCCTATTGTTTTCCTGCCTGATAGAGATGAGGAGGATGCAGCGAGAAATATATACAGACAGTTAGGATGGCGTGGAAGAATTGCTAAGATAGATTATGGGGATGAGTGTAAAGACCCTAATGATCTGTTGATAGCAGGTCGTGGAACTGAAATGGCAAATGCAATAAGAGAGGCAATATAGAATGAAGTGGATTGATGTGTCCGAGATAGTCTGTGGTCTGGTATTGACAGGTAAGATAGCTGCTGATTACATAGTACCTACTTACCTTGCCCCACCCTATGATCTTATTATCTCTAAAGCAAAAGAAGGAAAGACACCAGCACAGATACTTGATATAGTTGGTCTGATGCCCGTAAATGCAGCACGCCAGGCAGCGGAAGTAATAAACTTCAATGAAACTACCTTAGAGGAACTCTTAGCCACTCTAATGGCTGCAAATCGTAGGCAGGAGCAAACCAAAGTCTTGGAAGAGCAGGTTAAACTCTTGAAAAAGGGAGAGAATCTTGAGACAGATAAGATTTCTTTGCTACTAGAAAAGACAGAGGACTACAAGGGAAAGTACATTAGGCTGAGTGAGGTAGATGCTACAACACCAGTGTGGAGGAAGAGTTACTATCCCCCCATTGATGAGCACTTAGGTGATCCTGAAGACATCAGCATGGTAGGCATACCAGAGAGTGGGTTAGTTATTATTGCAGGCCCAACTGGCCAAGGAAAATCATCTTTGATGGCAAGTATTATATCAGGCATGGCAGCGGAGAAGAAGACTACCCTGGTCTATACCTTAGAGATGACAACAGGACAGATAGCCAAGAGGATTATTCAGGTAGCAATTAATGGTCTAGATGAGGAGCAGAAGAGAACAGTTATTATTTGTAATGAGATCATGTCTGCTGATGAAGTCTATGCTGATGCTATGAGGTTGTGTGCTACTGAGAATATATACTCTATCTTTATTGACTTCTCTGATCTTCTCATAGATAGGGAACAGGATGAACAGAGTATGGCTCATGTGTATAGAAGGTGTGCAACGCTGGCAAAGAAGAATCTATCTGGTGCACCTGTGTTTCTCTTATCACAACTGAACAGATCAGTATACACAGGGTCAGGGGGAGTACCTAAGATCAATCAGTTGAGGTGGTCTGGGTTAGCTGAGGCTATGGGTGCATTGATTATTCTTATCTACAACCCAAACCAAATCTTTGCTACTCAGACAAGTGATGAGAAGTTACCTGCTATACCTGGCAGAGCCTATTTAATTATAGGCAAAAGTAGATTCGGGTTTAGAGAAGGAAGTCCAGGTGCAATACAAGTGGAGTTTGATGGTAAGACAAGTTGGGGGCAGAACAGTTTTGGATATTTTAATTTGAATAATATTTAAGAAAGGAAAGGATAATGAACGTCATAAAGATTGTGGTCAATGAGTTGCCAACTAATTGCATAGATTGTCAATTTCATCAGATTTTAGATTATGTTGGTGCTCATCACTGTACAGGAAAACCACGAACAATAACACACGATAAACATGGTGATTTATCACGCCCCTCATGGTGTCCACTTCAAGTAGAGGAAGTTTGCGAGTGGGTGCTAGATTATCATATGGATGATGCTATGTGGGATATTGCCCCTAGTTGTTGTGTGGGTGAATTTAGCATGAACAAACCAAAGTATGAGGTTTGTCCGTCATGTGGCAAGCGTATCAAGTATGTGGAAAGTGAGGAGTGATGGTTATATATTTATATGTAAATGGGATTAAAAGAAAGTTTACTTTCGGTGTCGGTTGGTATAGTGGAGCGGAATTTGCACTGCTTGACCTACAAATATTACAACAAAACGATAGCTGGTGGACAATACTACACCTGCAAATTGCAAAGTTTGTAATTGATATTTTGCTTGACGAGGTAGAACCACGATGAAGCCTTACTTAGTCAGAAAAATATATATTGCATTACCAGACATACGAGAGGTTGTTGTAGAATGTCCCAACATGACAGAGGATGAATTTGATAGTGTCATCGAATTATTGAAGCTACAAAAACCGGGTTTGACGTGGAAGCTGAAAGAAGAAAAAGAAAGTGAGGTGGAGTGATGAGTGAAAAAGAATGGACTATCGGAAATATTATAGCTTTAGCTGAACGATTTGGAATGTGTATTCACAGAAATATAGAGGCTGCTTATTATCATGGCGATATTGAAGTCAGAGAGCATGAAAAAGAAAAAGCCAACAAAAACGAAATTGAAGCAAGGGCAGAATTAGAGCAGGCTGTCTCTAGTATTTTGGATGAACGTGACGCCCTACGTGCTGAGAATGAGAAGTTGCGAAAAATATTAGAAAATATTATTACAACCGATGTTGTCGAAATAACACACAGAGATTATAGAGGTCAATATCCAGTAGAGTTTGCTGTAATGAATTTACAACAACTTGCAATTGATGGGCTGAACGAGGTGAAGGAATGAAAAATAAATGTACATGGCACTTTGACTATTTTGAAAATGGAATAATGGGGAGAACTTATATTTTACACGCTGATTGCCTCAATGTAACAATAGACTATTCAGGATTGCCAGTTTATGAATTATGCCCTTATTGTGGCAAAACTATAAAATATGAATTTCCAGAGGAAGAAAACGAGGTGACACCATGACAGAGTTTACACCTGAATGGATTGCGGCTCAACGGGCTTATGTTGTAGAGAACGGATGTTTGAACGATCAATTATGTCTTGAAATACTCGACCACATCGAACGCCAAGCGAAATGCATAGCAGAGCTCGAGCAGGAACGAGTGGAGGAGTTGGAAGCTGTCAATGAAGACCAAGCGTTGACAATCTCACAGAATGATTATGCCTATGCCGTCGACAAAGAAATGATGGAAGCGGAAATTAAAGCAAGCAATGATTTGTTACGTTCTGCTTTTATGATTGCTAAGCGAGATGGAAAAGAAACCAATTGGGAAGCCTGGCACAACCAACTTTCCGTTGCCTTAACTAGACAACATAAAATGATGTATGGAAAGGATGAAAAATGAAAATCACTAATATTGATTCCTTTATTGAAGAATTTCGGAATGGCAGAGATATTTGGTCACGAACAACCGTTGAATTAGCCGTGAGAGAAATCGAACGATTGCGAAAAGAAAATAATAAATTGAAAGTGAGATTAGCTGCCAGTGAAAATGATCTTGTATTGTTTGAAGTTTCAGAAATGTTGAAAAAGACTCAGGCGCGTGTGCAGGAGCTTGAGCAGGAACGGCGGTGGATACCTGTTGGGGAGAGACTGCCGGAAACACGACAAAAGGTAGAGGTTTGTTTCAGAGGGCAATATGACAAAAAATTACGAACAACTATCGCAACATATATCAAAGCAAGAACTGTTATGGCTTGTGATTTTATGGATGAAGAAACTCCTGAAGAAGCTATGGATTATGACAAAACAATTGATGACTATTGGGCAATAGAAGGTTTTTGGGAAACTATGTGGACTTCTGGCTCATCTTATTGTATTGAAGATGAGGTCTTATTTTGGAGAAAAAGACCCCAACCACCATCGGAGGGAGAATGAGCGACAAAGTGTACTGTACTGCGGATGGAGAGTATCCAGAGGATGAAAACCAAATTGTATTAGCTGAATTTTTCGGCAGAGATTTTACTGTTACAACTCACATAGTAGGCTTTGAATGGGATAATGCTCAATGGTTAGACTTTGACACAGAAGAAATAATCCCTAATGTTCCCGATGAAATGACAGTCTACTGGAAACCACTAACCAGCCTAAAGGACGAGTACGAGAGGCAGAAGGAGGAAGAATGAAACAACTTACCTTATTTGATACAGATGACTTCTCTCTCAGGTGTCCATACTGTAGGTCAAACCTTCTTGAGGAGTACACAAATGTAGAAGAAGGGTACATACAGACCACATGTTTGGTGTGTAACAAGTTACTAAGAAAGGTAGTATTGAATGTACAAGATAAACCAAGTACCTAGAATAAACCCAGAAGTAACGGTTGCTTCTATTGACCTTGAGATGTTTGGTCAGGAGAAAGAAAGATTACACCAACCACACGGTGCGTTTGCCAGTCTTGGTATCTCACTAGACAACGGAGAAGACTACCTTATCTCTGATCAAAGTATGTTACAAGATGTCATGGATATACTACAACCTGTACCCATCTGGGTATTTCAGAATGCTACCTATGACCTTATTCAACTCAACTCCCTGTGTAATATTCAGCCAAAGAACCTGCCTTTACATTACATCTGGGATACCATGTTAGTAGAGAAGGTGCTGTACTCTGGATACTACATCAACTTTTCTCTCAAAGATATGGCACGAAGATACTTAGAGAAAAGGTTAGCTAAGGATAAGTATGAAGACATAGCAGACAGGACTATTAGCCAGAAAGTTTTGTTTGACTATACCATTGATGACACACGAGATACTCTCGCTGTGTATTGGAAACAGAAACCACAACTTGAAGCAGATCAGAAGTTAGTGAATGTATACAACAATCTTGACGCTCCCTCTATCTGGGTAGTAGTCAACAGTGCACCTGTCAAGGTAGATGTAAAGGGTTGGCATGAATTATCTGTATCCCATGCTGCTCTTGCTAAGAGTTTAGAGATGGAACTTGGTGTCAATGTCATGTCTCCTAAGCAGGTAAAGTCTATGCTAAATGATCTTGGTATTCCTGTTGAGAGTACAGGTGATGAGATACTTGCTGAGTATGCAGGTACACCAGAGGTAGACAAGATCAGAGAAGCCAGGTCTTATCGTACTGCTGTCAGTAAGTATGGCGATACATGGCTAGAGAAGTATGCTGATGAAAATGGGGTAGTAAAGGCTGGGTTCTCTGTTACTGGTGCTTTAACTGGTAGGTACTCAAGTTCTAACCCAAACCTACAAAATATCCCATCACGTAAAATGCCACAATTTAGAGAGTTCTTCTTACCTGTACATGGGACTATGATTGTAGCTGACATCTCACAACAAGAACCGAGATTTACTGCTGTCATGTCAGGTGATCCAAGTCTCACCGAAATCTTTTCTAACAGTGAGGACATACACAGTGGTGTAACTAAGTTGCTCTTCTCTCTGGATGAGTTAGATAAGAAAGACCCAAGAAGAAAAGTTGGTAAAGAGGTAGGGTTAGGGTTAGTATATGGTTTGAGTGCAGAAGGATTGTTGGGAAGGCTCAAAGAAGTAGCACCTGAGATACAAGACCTGACCATAGATAAATGCCAGGGCTTTCTTGACAGTTACTTCAAGAAGTTTCCTGCTGTGAAGAAGATGATAGACAAGCTGGTCAAAGAAGGTTTCAAGAATGAGTATGTCAGGTCTATCTATGGCAGAAAAATACATATCAACATTCACTCTAATGGATGGGAGAGAGCCTGTGTAAATTACCCACACCAATCAAGTGGGGCTGACATGTTGAAGGCATGGAGTGTAGAGTTACTAAGGTTGACGAGAGAAGTTGACATTCCCTTTGGTTTAACTATGCAGATACATGATGAGATAGTTCTTGATGTACCTACTGATATGGTAGACACCTATCTTGAATTGATAGATAAGGCTTTCCATAGAGCAGTAGAATTAGTAGTCCCTGATTCACCTGTACCTTTTGTGTATGAGGTAGGTACTGGTACATCGTGGGCATGTAAAGAATAGGAGTAAAATGAAAGCAGTAAAAGTATTAATAGATGCCAGCCTTGTGGCAGAAATTCTTACCACTGGATTTACAATAGGAGATGACCATATAGTTAGAATTAGACATGGGCTTCCACCTACTTCAAAACTTGTGTCTATTAGGTGGTATGACATGCAACCAGACACAGTAGAGCTTGTATTTGAGAATGAAATATTTGAGGACTTGAGAGCTGTACCACATCTTGATATAGTTGTAGAAAGTATGATGAGATGAGAATCCAATGTCCTGTTTGTAATAATCTTACTGTTAGTGCTAATGGAATACAGAATGCTCCTTACCTTATCGTAGGAGATGCCCCCAGTTTTGAGGATGTAAAAGTTGGCTTACCCTTTACTGGTAAAATAGGAGATATGCTGTCCTATGAACTGGCTAGAGAAGGGATACAACTACAAAGGTGCAGACTTATTACCATCTGGCCACACTCTGTTACGAAGAATATGGAGTGTATGAATAACAACTTCTCTCTTGTGTTGACTGAGTTACTCAAACCAAGAGAAGGTGTACTGTTTACTGGTAATAGTATTCCAGAATTGTTTGGCTTACCCCCAGTCAAAGACATCTCTGGTCTGGTTATGCCAGTATTGAATAACATTCAACTAGAGGGAAGGTTTGTGTTTATCAATAACCTTTTCTCTTTTCAGAATGGTATGTTAGGTGAGCTAAGGTTTGCTCTGAAGAACCTGAGAGGTAGATAATGTATTATAACCAGATGGTTGAGGCAATTAGTGGGGTGTATAAAACTGCTGTGACAAATGGGTGGTTGCATAACACTGCTCATACAGTACAGTTGTGTGAATACTGTGGGTGCTATGGGTCAGATGAAAACAACAAATGTAAATCATGTGGTGCACCTATGATTCCTGTAAAGGAATATGAGGGTGTGTGGAACACAAGTACAGGATAGGAGAATAGTATGAGTGAAGAAATGGTATTGTCAAATGGCGTGGACATGAGTGTCATGTTGACCCCAGGAGATAAAAAGATATTTGATATGGTTGATGAGATTGTAGAGCAATCTGTTGTACAGGGTGACATACAACCAGCTATGTCCCTTGGTAAATCTTTACGCAGATCAATTCAAGCCAATGGTCTTGCCTTAGCCAAGCTACTGTACAGAGTAAAGGAAGCATGGGAAGTGTTAGGCGATGACAATGATCTGTATGAGATTATCTATGCTGAGATGGGAGTAGCTGCCTCTACTGTACATAAGTACATCAACATGTGGGATGCTATCTTTGCTAACCCACAAATTTCTGATGAGGTAAAGGAACAGCTAGAGGGTAAACCTATCAAGGCCTTACTCTTACTTACCGCTGCTGCACGTGAGGGTGAGATAGATGATGAGACCTGGGAGCGTGTGTCTGATGCTGTTACATCTTCAGAGGTACGAGGAATTGTACGTGACTTACGAGGAGACAGAACTTCCAGTGGGACTGCAATTACTTTGGAACTCAACATGAACAGTGGTATGTTGGTGGCAAGAAAAGGTGAGATGGTAGAGGTAGTTGGTGTGCTCAATGTAGGATTACGAGATGACAGTAATATGATTGAGGCTGCTATCTCAAGGATAGTTAAATCATGTAACATAATGGAGAAATAAAATATGGAAAACTTTGAGATTGAAATTGATGTAGGACATCGTACTGAAATCTCACGTGTACCTTTAGGGTTGCTTTCATTTGACTTGGCTCTTGGTTCTAACAGCGGTAAGATGGGTGTCCCACTCCGTACCATGATTGAGATTGCAGGTAGGACTCATGTAGGTAAGTCTACTACTGCTTATTACATGGCTGGCATGTTGGCTTCTCTTGAAACAAACACAGGTAAAATAGAAATCTGTGATCTGGAAGGGCTGGACATAGACTATCTCAAGCAAGCTATTGGGGTGTCAGGTTTCAAGGGTAAGGTACATCTTATTGACAGTGTAGAAAAGGGTAGAGCAAGGCAACATCCTGCCATGCTACAAGAATCAGTAGAAAATTTGTACAAGAATGAGGAGACCAGGGTAGCTATACTGGATAGTGTTGGTGCTTTTGTATCTGACGCTGAGGGAGCAGGAGATATTGGTGAGGCATTCATGGGTAGGAGAGCATTCAATCTGGCTCAGTACGCCAGACGATCAGTAAATTACCTGAACAACAAACCTACCCCAGCTAATGTTATCTTTATCAATCACACTCACTCTGTTCTCTCTGGTCATGGTAATGTTACAGCAGGTGGAGACACACTAAAGTTCCTGGCTGCTGTTCGTCTTTCCCTCTGGCAAAAAGAAATTGTCAAGAGTGGTGAGGATGTGTTGGGGTACAGGGTAGCAGGTCAGGTAGATAAGTTACGCTATGGTGGTAAAGGTAAGAAGTTTTCCTATGTCATTGTACCTGAGTATGGAGTTAGCAAAGAGCTAAGTGCATTGTATGATGCCTCAGACTTAGGGCTAATAGACAGGGGAGCAGTAGTCAAAGTAGATGGTAAATCTATTGGGTATATCTCTAAACTTTTCGAGTATGCTGTCAATGGAAACAAAACAAAATTTGATTCTGTCTTTGAGAAGATAGAAAAATATAAGGAGGAACATGTTCTGGGAAACGCTGGACTTTTCCAAAGTGATGACGAAACCACATAAGGTACAACTAGGTAGTTATACTGCTAAGTCTTTCTTCTACCTTTTTCCTGAGTGGGTGTATGAAAAATATGGTGAGAGATACTATGACCATGTGTGCGTAGGGGTAGACCCAGGTGTAAACTATGGAATTACAGTTATTACTAACCTTGGTATGGAAGTAATCTGGGGTAAGTTACCAAAACTCTCCCACTTTATAGGCTTAGAATCTGCTGAACTGGCAAGAAGCGTAGGTAAGTTGTACAAGTTTACAAAGTTTGAACCACATGTATACATTGAAGGGCCTGCTTTTCGTACTAACTATGGTCAAACAAAGTTAGAACAGTGCAGGTCTGGCTTCATTCATGGCTTCAATGATTACATGCTAGAGGCAGATATAAAATACATAGCCCCCAGCAGTGCAAGGAAGATTGCCTTTGGTAATGGAAATAAATCTGCTAAGGATTTATGGTTAATGTTAAATGAAAATGCCTCCGACTCCATAGGAATCGGATTGGCATGTTGGTTTGATCTAATAGGTGACAGTTTCTAACCTAAATTTTCTTCAAAGAACTTTTCTCGTTCTAATGAATAGGACTTTCCAACAACGGGAAGTCCTTTTACTGTGTTATGAGTAAGTTGACTACCATACAGTTGTAGTATGTATGTAAAGATTAGTGTACCTACGGTTGCAGCTTCCTGTACAATGGGATCAACACTTACAAAATCAAACTCTGGTTTGAAAAGTTTGAACCCATACACAACAAGAATGAGGATAAGGTTAGCACCAGCAGATACCTTGCCTGCCTGTCCATCCTTTATCCACCCAAGAAACTTTGCAACATTGATTAACAAAGTAATCAGCATGGCAAATCCAACTAGTGATGCTACCTGTACTATAACCTGTTCTAACATTATGTATCTCCTTTTAGTTTTTTGTTCTCATCTTCTAACTCACGTACTCGATTTTTCAGCAGTGTGTTTTCTTTCTTCAGATCAGCAACAATCTTATCTAGTTTAATTATACGTGCACTTTGCTCTGAGTTCAAGGTCAGTAAATTATTAATAGTCTCTTGTTGCTTTTGTATCTGTTCTTCATTAGCTTTGTTTCTATCTTCTACTTCCTTGAGCCTATTCTTAAATTCTTTTGCCCACTCTAATGATAGCTTACTATCCTGTCTGTCTGACTCTACACTAAGTTCAGACGTACTAGCAATTACATTTTTTATTTGTGCTCTGTCTCTTAGATACACAAAAACCAGTGTTGCTAAGCTGACAACACTCGGAATTATATATGCACTTATCAATGCCCAGTCTATTGTTTGTGTATCTGCCATGTTCACCTCGGTTTAATAAAGAATTTTTTATGGATGGTTCTTGCAACCTCTATTGTAGCTATGGTTAGAAAAGTATGAAACCTCAGCACTGATGACCAATCAGTAAAACTAAATGGGGACACCTCTAATACACCAAACTTTCTCATCAGTAAGACAGCATAAAAACATAGAGCATGGGTCAACCAGAAGATCATAAGAAATGCGCGTGGTCTATTATACTTATCCTGAACAAACCAGCGTATACAATATGCCAGGCTTAGCAGGATAAGACCAGTAGTTATTTCTTGGAAGATGGTTATACCTGCACCTATCATACATCCCACCCATGCTCTTTCATCTCTTGTCTTAGCTTTTCTATGTCAATCTTTATTAGATCAATCTGTTCTTGCAAAGTTAGTGGGTCTGCTGGGGGTTGGGTTGGGTCTACTGGAACTGAGTATCCAGCAAACTCAAACAACTCTTCTGCTGTTCCATTAAAGAAATTCAAATCAACTTCTTTACTCTCCATCCCATATTCAAGTCCATAAGTCATCCCTACCTGCCAGATTGTAAAGTCTTCCCAGGGTGTGATGTTTGGTCTCCACGACAACCCTACAATTTCTTCTGCTCTAATCATCCTACTGAATATCCAACCAGCAGGCCAGAATGGTCTGGTCAAAGTACGTACAGGTACAGGTGTAATACTTGCTACTGTTACCCTATTACCATAAAGACCTGTCAACCTTTTGGTTGCTGGGTCTGTTACTTCAAAGAACCTGGATAAGTTTGAAATGCTTGTATAATAGTCTGGTAAGGGAGGCCAATCATCCCCAGGTTGTTCATAGTCCAACCAGATCGGGACGTTCTCTACTCCACCATTGATTTCATCTAATACTGCAAGGCATGTTTCAGCCTGCTCCTTACCCCCTACCATAATACCTTTCCTGTATTCAAACCAGTGATAAGCCATTGGTACAATGCCTGCGTCCTGAGCAGCTTTCCAGTTGTAATCAGCATCCTCATCCATACCATTGTTAGCAGAGATTCTAATAACTACCCCTCGTGTACCATTAGCCCTGGCTTTTTTGAAGTCAGGTCTCTCTGGTGTAAGGTTGCTGTCTTGATACTTACTGATGTCTAAAACTTTTGTTAGGATTTGTCCAAATGAGTTGTATTCTCCACTGTGCATAGTGTCTCCTTTACTGACTAGCGGTAAGTATGTAGTATACATAAGTAACCGTTACTTTCATTGTACCATTATTTGTCAGACAAAAGCCAATCCAAAACAAAGATTTCTTTTGCATTCAGACCTGCTTTGTGTAGCTGTTCCATAGTCAGCAACTCAATATCAACTTCAACCTCTGCTGCCAAGAACTCTTTTACAAGACGCTCATTGATCTCTCGCTCCAGCTTTGCTTTCTTATCTTCTGACTTGACATCAACAAAGTGTGGTTGATACTCTTCATTGATCTTATCAACAATAGCCTGCAACTCTTCATTGTGATCCTTGGTAGCCTTGAGTAAGCGAACAGCCATACGCATGGTTTGTATGTCTGCTTCCTTACTCTCTGCTAACTGATTTATAACCGACTGGGCTGACTGCCCATAAAGATTTAATAAATTTACTTTCATTATTTCTCCTTAATTCGTTGCGATTGTTTTTACTGTGCCATTTCCAAACCTAACTTTCAGGTCGCCATCAGCACTATCAATGTAAAGCTGTCCATAAGAGGCATCCGTTGAAGGGGCAGAATTTGGTTTTAATTTAAGTATTCCATCAACTTTAGTAGTAGTGTAGATTTGAAAAAGTGAGTTAGTCGCATACCATACATTTGGCGTAGAACCACCGCTACCAACAGTTAATCCTGCATCATAAACATTTAGTTCCAATCTGCATGATTCAAATGGATTAGATACCTGTAAATAAGCAGTCGGAGCTGTACCATACTCGGCTTCTAGCCCTAAAGTTGATTGGTTTGATTTTGTATATGCGTAAACCCTCACAATAGCTTCATCACCAGAAGTGGTGTTATCATTTATTGCTGACAATGTTCCATATATCGAGTGTTCATCTGCTGATCTAAACGATAATTGTGCATAAATATCATAAGGAGTAGTGGCATCCAATCTCCAAGTAATAGAATTTGGGTCATTCCAAGCAGCCTCCATATACAAAGTCATACCAGTAGAATCTAATATAAGGTTTCCACCACCAGCCAGCAATGACCCATCTGTCCCGATCTCTACCTGTGGATCAGCACCAGCATTTCCATAAAACCCAAACTTACCACTGCTAATGTCCCACTTTATTGCACTACTATTTGTTTCATTTCTACCTATAACAATATCACCTGCATCTAAATCAGTTGTTGTAAACCCACCCCAAGCATAATTATCTACAGCTATCACACCAAAAGCATTATTGCCACTTATGTCATTAACAAATAAGCCATTACTGTCCATCCAGATTAAATTATTACTTGATCTGAATTCCCATGCGGAAGTATTGGCAGACAACGGTGCATCACTCTCGTAAATTGCCTTGATTTCATCAGCAGATAATGGTCTATCTATGATGGCAAACTCATCCATCACACCATCAATAGACCCATTATCATAACCCGCAAATCCACCAATCTGTAACAAAGACGTACTAGGTTCAAACGGATAAACCGCCGTAGTGTTCCACTCCAGTACTCCATTTAAGTATGCTTTCTGTGTTCCATCATTTTCCCTAACAAGTGCATAGTGGTACCACTCCCCACTTTGCAGCATTGTTGACCCAGTTGCTCCTGCTGTTCCCCACCGATTGTACATTTTCCCATTAGTATCTATATATATATATATCAACCCATTAGTGCCATTATGTCTTGCAAATATCTGTACCCATCCCGTGCTATTAATCTCATCAACCTTGAACCAAAACATGATTGTGCCTTTGGTTGGAATGTTTTCAGGCTGTATGTAAATTTTTCCTGCGGTAGACACTGTTGAAGTAGACGCATGCGCTGTCCCACTCCACGCACAACCAGGGAATGAACCATCAAAATAAGGATATAAAATTTCATCATATGCAATCATAGCTCCATCAAAAAGAACATCCGCTGGTGCACCACGAACTGCTAACCACATTTTCCAATCAGAAGTTGTGTCTGTATGTGATATATCTATCCGTTTCCACACGCCCAAATCTTCTGGCTGAATGACATAACCAATATAATTTGAACTTGTCCCACCGCTGATATAAAAGAATATCTGTGCACCATCAGTATAAGATTTTACTTTTATCCATACTGACGATGTTGTTTTCAAATTGCCTGTTGCTACTGCCGCAGTCATTGATATGCCAATTCTTGCACTAACGTTAGTATCAGTTTTTTGTATTCCCTGACATTTACTTCCAAATAAGGCGTCGCTGCTCTCGTATCGTGTCCCTGTTGGTGCCGGTGATCCCCAAGCATAGGCAGTCCAATTTGGTGCTATACCACTAACATAAGTACCTTCAAATGATGGATTTTGCACATAATTTGCTTTGTTTGTTTTGGATAAAAACGTAGCTCCCTTACCAAATTTACCTTCACCGCCATAAACACTCCCATCAATAGTGTTTACCTGCCCCATATGTCCGGTTGAATTGAACGTGATATCTCCCGATGTCTGACTGCCATCGAAGTGGCAAAGCATAGTAAGGCTTGAAGGGGCTAACGCCTTTAGTCTGAATACGCTCGTATCCAATTGGTCAGAAGTAATACTGTTTGCCTCAATCTTATCGGCTGAAATACTGCCTGCTGCTATTCGATCTGCATCAATGTATCCAGTTGTGATGTTGCCACCATCAATAGAAGTAATGCCAGAACCATCTCCTGCTAATGTTAGTACTCCATTTACATACTTTAAATACTGAGTAGCATCTCCAATATACGCACCATATACATTAATTGATGTTCCAGGTGTCCCATTCAAATTACCTAAACGTACATGCTCTTCGTTACCTGCTCCGTATGGTGTACCTGCGTGTGTTCTTACAGAAAAGTAAGGGGCTTCTGTTCCTACTGCTTCCATCAGTAGGAATCCATCACCACTTACACCATAACTAACTACTGCTTGTCCTGTTGTATAAGTTGTTCCAGTTGTTCCACTCAATACTGTGCAGACATATGTATAATATGTTGTACTATCTGTTACTCCTGTAACCTTTAACCATGTATCTCTGAAAGCATCTTTTATTCTAAGTATGTCGTCTACTCCAAACAATGGAGCATGTGCATATTCTGGGTCTTTTATTTTTATGTTGATAGAACCAGAAATTGATGGTATCATATCTGTCGTTTCCAGTAATACACCAGCAGATGGAAACACACCCATTGTTCCAGCTACCGCTTGTACTTCTTGGTATGTAAATACCGTTGTTCGTAGTTCTCCACGAATTACAGCATTATTAAATTCAACATCTCCATCTTTAGTAATCCTCCAACCCACACCACCTATACCTGGAATAAAATTAGTTGTCTCAATAGAGCCCGTTGAAGCTATCTTTATTCCAGGAACATTTGGAGAGAGAAGGTGATCGGTATTGATTGTCCAACCAGCTATTGTCCCACCCACAGCAGTTATACCATCCTCATCTAAAATTACAGCACCACCCCCAGCCACCAGCTTGCCATCACTTGCTCTTACACCAAATTGTAGGATGTCATCATTGATACCAACCAGATTCCAGTCAGTCATAACCCCATCAAGATCATAACTCATGGCAGGATATCGCATTCTCATCCCACTAAATCCACTACCTGCCACTCCTGTTCTCAAGAATATTCCAGGTTCATTTCTATTTCCTGCCCTGAATTCTCCAGCAGTTACTATTCCTAAGTTCTCACTTACATCTGATAAACCATTAACTATAAAAATTTGGTCTGCTCTAAGTATAATTTTAGCAGGTAAATCAATAAGATAGTTTTCTATGTCAGTTAGAACATTCAATACATCAGACATATCTGCCATAATTACGCTCCAAAGTAATTGATTAGACTTGCTTGAACTGCCAGAACTCTTTGGTACAAGAGTTCTACATTGGTAAGATCACTCTCATGTGAGCCATGTGCACCACCAGACCCACCCATCCCAGCAGGCAGAGAGAAGGTTCTTCTCATCCACTCTTCAAGAAGGTACTCGTCATAGATAATATGATCTTCAAGTTCATATATAGTATAGCCCATCTCTGCTAAGATGCCAGCCTGCTCATTGTCTTTAGCTTTACGCATAAAAGTATCATGGGTTGGGCCTTGAACCTGTATAACTATCCTCATGTTTCTGAAAAGAAAGTCGGCTACTATGCCTCCTAATTGCATTCTTCCCCCCTCTAATGAGCTTTGGAAATCGAAATCTGTGCCAGACTGAAACTTCATATACTTTGTCAGGTAGTAGTACACAATCCGTTCAGGTAGAGTACCCTTGATATAACCATGTGGGACTGCTCGTGCTTCTAGTGGGTCTTCCCCTACCTTGGGTCGTCTAGGCCCTCGTTTGTGTAGAGTAAACCAATCAGGTTCTAAGTTTACTTCACCCCATCTGACTACATCTCTCTTACGTAATTGAAGGGGTCTAAAGTCTGGTTGGGCTATATGTATCTTTGTTTTCTTCCCAGCTTTAGTAGGGGTAATACTGATTGGTTTCCATATAAATTTCTTTGCCATTATGCAGCTCCAGCTAATAGTGCACTAAGGTATTTGTAGGTAGTAGTATCACACCATTCCATTGGGTGCTTACCAGACTTACTTGAATTGCAGGGTAGGCAGGCAGGAACAATATTCTTTAGTTCAGTCTTACCACCCATGATCACAGGTATAAAGTGATCCATTGTTAGTTTTACTTTCTTACCACAATACACACAAGAGTGCTCAAAGAATTCCTGCACCAATTTCCACTGTTCTGGTGTGTAGTAATTATCAATATCTAGCTTTTGTTTCTTCTCCCTACGTGCACATTGGTATACTCTTTGATACTCTTTGAGTCTTTTTTTATTGTTCTTTGCCCACTCTTTGGCTGCTTCTTTTATTTTTTCTTTGTTCTTTTGGTAGTAATTACTCATGTAAATAGATAGCTCTTCTTTGTGTTCTATGTTATATATTTTACTGTACTCCTGAAACTTTTCTTTGTTGTCTTTGTAGTACTGTCTTCTTATTTCTTGTTGTCTTGTCTTATCTTTTTCATACGACTCTTTCTTATGCTCCTTGTCACATGGTATACAATAACTTTGAATTTTACCATTTGTTCGAAGTCTAAAATACTCTGTGGTTGCAGGTAGTTGTTGTTTACATTTTGGGCATACTTTTGTGTTCATATATCTCCTAAGCAGCTTCCACCAAATTGACGTTAATCATTGCCTCTATATTAATAGAGCCATCTTCAGATTGCTCGTGTCTCTCTACTGCTAAAAGGGACACTGAGCTTATGTAGCCTTTATGCTCTATCCCATAAATATCTACAAAGGCTACAGGAGACTTAGAGTCTCTAGCCGCCTGTAATTCATCCCTTATCTCTTTTGGGCTTTTATATGTCTGTTCATTTCCATATGTATAATTTTGAGAGGACACTATGTTAAAGTTAAAGCCATAGAAAACATCTGGTCGCATGATAAATCTCAGGGTAAGTCCCTCTAAGATTGGGCTGCTGGTAGCTACTGCTCCTGTATTGATAAAGTCTACCCTAAGTTTCATGTTATAAAACTCTTCAGTAGCATCAGAAGAAGCTGTGCTGGGATAGTTAGGGTATAGTTCTGTTACTCCTTCAGAAGTTACATACCCAAATGCCTGGTAAGTTGTACTGTTTTCCAGGTAGTATCCAACCTTCAAGTATCTGTCTGTGTCTACATTATCTGCCTCAACTAAAAGGGATGGGGTAGATTTTTGTACTCGTCTGAACCCAGCATCAAGCCTACTGGTAACCAGATGAGGAGAGGTATCAGAAGAAAGGGAGACAGGAAAGGGAGCAGATGGTACATTATTCCATGGAACTGATATGACATGTACTCCTGCTGTACCTGTAGGGGTTGTACCAAGTCTTACATCTGTGTACAGTTTTCTGTTATACCCATCACAAAATAGTGGAGTATCTAATACTGTATTTGTAGAGGCAGCAGCATATGAAGCAAGATCATTCAACTTGTGCCAACCTACCCCATCAAATGAAAACAGAGAGACATAGTTCTTGGCTTCCTCATCATTGTACCATTCAGCAGTAACATATAAGTAGTTTCCTGCCACTGTCATCTTACCATAATATCGTATCTCAGAGTACGGAAACACATCACTTAATCTGGGTGGAGTGACATCTGAAAGTCTTGAACCATTCCACTGATAGATTTTTGATTGTATTGTGAAATATAAATATCCATTATATACAGCATACCCAGCAAAGTTGTATGTACTTCTCTCTGATGAGTAGTCTAATATTCTTCGTGCTACATTATCTTCACCAACTGCCCACACACCGTCTGACCTAAACACATACAAATAATTAGCGTAAGAAATCATACCAATCAGCGGAAAGCCACCAGCCCCAACAGGCACAGCAACAGGGTCATCGTCTGCATCCCCTTCAAGATCATTCAGGTCATCCTCAACTGAGTAGTGTAGCAGGTTTGACCCCTCTTGAAACCCCCAAATTTTCCCATTATGAATACAGAGAAACTTATAGTCTGTTGCATTTGGAGTGCCTGTAACTTGGGGGGTGTTATTGGTCTTTGTAATATAGCTTATCCTCCCACCATCAGGACACAAAAAGAGTTTCTCTTCCGTAGCCAAAGCAAAGTTATAATCAACAGCAGAAATAATAGACCAGTTGGGGGCTACATACTTACTCAATCCATAAGTGGCATTACCAGACCAGGCGTATAAAATATTATTAAATAAAACAAACCCTGTCTTTGCGTGTGCCTGTGGAGATCCATGGGGGATGGATGCTGGCTTAGACGAAAACATTACAGCCCCAGGAAATCTTGTATCAACATCCCCCACAGTTTTCAAGTAGCCCATAGCGTCTGTGTGCCACATGAATCCATACCCATGTCGCCAGTCTGTCATGTTCAGGGGTTGGTATAATAACAGCTCAGCCATTACACTTGACCCACCTGGAACTGAAGCTCTGGGTGCGAAGTCAGCTAAATCTTTTTCTTTATATGAGTTTAGATCGACTCTGTAACTTATTCCATTGATACTTATATCACCAAGATTATCAGTCCCAGCCATACCTTACCTCCAATTCATTGGGTTGCCATCATATCTGGTATCTCTCAACCCTTCATCTTCACCCTCTAACCATATCTCATTGTCTGGTGCTTTGAATGAGTTCATTCTCCTGTACATCTCTGCCTTCTGTAGATACTCTTCATGTAACATAGCATACCTCTGTCTGTCTACTCTGTTGTCATTCATGCGAGAAGCAAACAAAGTAGCCATAGCAGATAACATAATGTATTCTTCTGGTACAACCGTAGTATCTGTATCTGTAGTAAGTTTCTGTGGGACAGTAGAATAGATAATTCGTAATCTACACCCATAAAAACTGTCTAGTGTAGAACCAAAATGGATTTTATCCGGCCATTCCTTGGGTGTGATTCGTACATATTTATATCTGTACCAGTCATCATACTGATCTCTTGTATCCCACAGTAAAATCTTATCCCCAGCTACAAAATCTGTTGTAGGTAATCCATCAATAGTAACTGAGTATGTTCCTGCTGCCACAGACTTTACATCATGTAACTCACCCTCAGCAGTACCATCATAGCAAGATAACTTCCAGTCTGTATCTACATCTCCTAACCCAGCAGGGTCTAGGAGAAGTGTTCCATCTGTACCATCATCAGAATACGAGGCTACTGTTGCTGTAATTCTGTGTACTGGTCTTTCCAACCACACACTGTGTATCCTATGAATAGAAGGAGAGATAGAAGCAAGACTATATTCTAGTTGATCCTCTAAAATAACAATACTTGAATCCTCTAATGTGTCATAAAATGCAGGAAAGCCAGACTGAATAGCCTGGTTAATAGCATTGTGTATCTCTACTGCATTATATACACTATGTATTTCATAGTCCATATCAACAGCAGTAACAACAGGTAAAGGATACTCTAAAGTAAGTTTACTGGTCGCTAACTCATAATCAGTAATCTTTCGTATTTGGTCTGCACCTGTGCTTAGTATCAATACCCATTGGTTGTTCCAAAAATCACTTGGCTGCAAAAGATTTACAGTATCTATCAGTGTAGATGTAGTTCCAGTTGCTGACACGTCAGCATACCCATCAGGGATGCGTAATGCAAAAGGCATGGTTAAACGTGTTGCCAAATTCCTACGTAGTTGTGCTCTGGTCATAGTTTGACGTGCCATAATTTATCTCCTTATCTCGAATCACCACGAAATTCATCCCCACCCGACCCATACTTCTTACTGATTTCACTCCATTTCTGGGCTACTATCATATTGTCTTTGGGGGTAGCAGCATTCAATAGTGCTTTACGTTCATATAATTCTTGTCTTGCTTTCTGTCTTTGTCTGTACTCATCAGCAACTATCTTTGGAACTTCAGTAGGTACACCTGGTTGCAGTACCCATTGTTTATGTTTGATCTTGATTACTTCATTAGCCATGATAGACCGCTGTACTCCATTGTCATTGACAACAGTAGGTACACCAGGGGAAACAATAATTTCTTTTGGTTGGGACTCTATAAAAGTATTAAACTTTACAGCATTGAGTGAGTTCTCTACACGAGTAGCAGCAATAGCATTCTGAATCTTCTGTGCTTCCTGGGCTATCAGTTGTGCTTTCTTTTGTGGGTCATCAATGCGAAAAGCTTCTGCCTTTTTGTTTACCTCATCAATAAACTTTTCTTTATTCTTCTCCCACTTCTCAGCATCCTCATCCATCTTAGCCATCTTAGCTTTCAGCCTGGCAAGTTCTTGTCCTTGTTCTTTCTGATTAGAAAGAATGGAGTTCTGCCCTCTGACTATTTGTTGTAACATGGCAGCAATATCAAAAGCATCTACATTGGAAGCCTTTTCAAATGTACCATCTACTAAAGCCTTTACAGCAGGGTCTTCCCCTACCCCATCCAGGCGAACTTGTGACTCTAAACGTTCTACTTGCTCCGAGGTATTATCAACTTTCTTTTTTCTCGGCATCTTGCTCCTCCTCTTTCCCATTTACACTTGTCATTCCACTGTGATCATCAAAAATTTTTATCATGTTATCTACTTCTTGTCTTGCACCGTTCCATACATTCAATAATGCACTCTGTTTAATCATCTCATCCTGTCTTATATTATAATCCTTTGCAGGATCAAAACCTACATTTTCAGGATCAGTAGCTAACTTGACTAACCTGTCTAACTCCTCACACGCACCATTTAGTTTATAGAATTTCTGTTCTTCTTCTCTGGTTTTGTTCTTTATAAAAGCTGAACGTATCTCTAGTTGCTGTCTAAACCCAACTGAGTTATCTTCAAATCCATATAGTGACCCACGTAATAAGTTCCACCCTCGTGGTTCTCTTATCTTTATTCCCATTCCCTCTGCTCTGCCTATCCAATACTCAGCACTGGGGCGTTGATGCCCCCACTCGGTATTGCTGGCCATCTCGAAACCATATATACCTATCTCTTCATACCCTTCCATAATAGCCATAGCCATCATGTAATCAAAGGATGATCTGAAGTATCGTCTTCCAAACCACTGAGCATAAATTTCTAATGGGTACTTCTCAGAGGAAGGAATGAAAGGAAACTTCTCTTGCATCTGGATTTCAAAGTCGTGCTCTTGCATTAACCATTCAAAGTGTTTAGGATCATTGGGGTTGTCTGCCCTACTAAAAGATATGTAAGGGTGAATTTGAAACCAACGATCTATCTTTGGAAAGTCTTGAACATATCCCTCATTACACCCCCAGAACTCATAGTCTTCATCCCAGGGAACTTGTTTACGAGTAGTAACAGCAAAACCAACAATACAAACTTTTTTAGTCACTTCAATCCTCTCAGAATTATTAAAAGGCGGGACAGAAATACATCCATCCCACCAGTCTAGTTACACAAAAAGGTCATTCATCTAGTTTGTACATCATCGTTGGATGAATGTACTCCCGAATAAGATCAAAGAACTTTGGTCTAGTTGCTGTTGGAATTGCTACCACTCTTTTGTTGTCCTTGTCATTGTGTATTCTTGCATCAAGTCCATACTTCCAAGAGAATGAATCAACAATCATTTGACATTCATTGTGGGTAAAACTGTTTGTAGCTATTGAACACATGTTATACATCTTTGATCCGTCATCCATGTACCACACCGCTAAGGCAAGTGGTTGTAGCTGGTTAAGAATTTCTCTTGTTACTACTTTTACATTCTCATTATAGAACATTGTTCTATATTTTCCAAATGCTGGACAGGTGTGACTTGTGTGGTAATAGCCTGGGTAGTTCTTTCCATTCTTGTGATGTGCACTTGATCTGTACATAGCATCTCGTGGTCTAAAGAAGGGTTCTAATTCCTTGGCTTTCCAGTTCAGATACTCTAGCTGTTTTGGCCCGTGAGTTAGCACCATTATGTTGTCATCCTTTTTGATGTGAGCATCTCCAAGCATTGTCCCTAAAATTATTTGGTGCTGTCTTTCAGTTGGTTCAACATCTTGTACAAAATCGTTTGGTTGTGGGGCAATAATTCCGTGTATTTTATACTGGTTGTATATTGCATCTCTACTTACTTCAAACTCTTTTGCAATTTCTTCTGCTGTCATCCTGTTAGCTACCAATTCTTTTAGTTTCTTTATCTTCTTTGGTGTCCATCTTGTGAATGATCTGTGTTTTCTATCCTCTGGTATTTCAATCTCATACTTCTTTATGTAGTACCAGATTGACCCAGAGTTAGTGTAACCATAGTGTTTTGCCAGCTCACGTGTGGTCATCCCAGCTTGTATCTGTTTTTCCATTTCTTCTCTATTCGGTTGTAAAGGTTCAGTCTTCATGTGCACCTCCGTATGTTGTTTTATTTAATTATACAACATACAAAGGGTTATTACAAACCTATGAATCCGAATTGCCGTTTGTGTGCTTAAGTACACGAATCCAGTCATCATTCAAAACTTCTGGAGTCAGTGTCATCTTCCAGGCTAATGAACCACGTTGATTCAATGGATCAGAAGCACCAGCAGAACCAACAGGTTTCATAATGATTTCAACTGGGTTGAGTTTCTGTCCAGTAAGTGGTTTACCATTGTCACCCTGGCTGTCAACATCTTTTGGTTCTTCAATTCCAGCTAAACCGAGGATTGCATATGATTCACGACCAATGAAGAGTGCGGAGTAAACATCTGTGGTTAAACCAACACCAACATCTGCCCATTCTTTGGCATTAGATGACACAAAGAATTTCATTCGTAAAATTCTTCCAATGTATCCACTGCGAATAGCTGTGTTGGGGGCTTCCTGAACAAACATGTTCACGAAGGTTGGGTCAAGCATTAAAGATGCCCAGGTGTGTGGGTGAATAATAACAATGAAGTCTTCTCCATCAACGGGTAAGGCTGATGCAGCTTCAAGTTCAGCATACTGTTGAACAATGTCTTTGTAGCTGATGTCGTGAGCAGGTGAATCTAAATCTCCTACTGCACTTACTCCACCGGAGTAGTCAATAGTAGCATAGGTGTTCAACTCTTCTCTTACGATAGTATCAGCACTAAGCCCACATTGTTCACCTAAAATGGAACTCATCTCAGAGATGATTGGATCATAGGCTTCTAACTCTAAAATTTCTGAGAAGCCCATCCAAGAACCATAAAAGGCTGGGGTCATAGTAATGAGAGTAGGAGTTGGGGATGAAGTCTCAGCAGGTGTAGTTCCTTCAACGAGGGCTGTAGTGTTAGCTGAGAGCGATCCATAGCGCCTTATTTCCCACGCTCCGTATTTATTAATGCGGGGCTTCATAGCCCAGCGACCATGTACGTACCGAGGGATGGCACGCATAAGCAATCGTTTCTCATAAAAAGTTTTGATTGCATCCGATAGTGTAGTAGTATTCATGTCAGCCATGATTTACCTCCAAATTGTTTTGTGATCTATCCTGTAGGAATAGACCCTGGATTGATTTCTCCTCGCTCCAATTTGGCAAAAAATTCTTCCATGTTCGGGTACTGTTTTTGTATATCAGCCCAGGTTGTCTTTGGAGTGCCGGAGTTTATTTGATTAGTAAGTGGAGCACGTTCTTGAGGCTCAGGCTGTTGAGGGGCTGGGTTAGCTGGTTGTTGGGGTTGTTCATACTGTGCCAGTTTTTGTTTCATCTGTGTCATCTGGTTCTGTACACCTTCCCATCCAGATTGTACTAAAGCGTTGATGTCACCATTCAAATTCAGATTTTCTTTTGGTACTCCCATGTCCTGGAAATACTGTGCATAGTTGTTTCTGATTTCAAATTCCTGCATCTGCTGTTCATACCGCAAGGCTTTCTCTTTCCATTGTTGAGCTTGTTCAAGTTCCAGTTGTCTTTCAAATTGTAACTTCTGCTCATCTGTCATTGTTGCCAGCTTTGCTTTCTGGATTTCTTCCTGTAACTTGCGTTGCTCTTCCTCGAATTGTTTCTTGGTCTGAGCAAGCTGCTTGTCATAGGTAGACTTCAGCTTATTAATGTCCTGTTCTTTCGCCTGTATCTTTGCCTCTAACTCTTTTAACTTCTCTGATCCGGCATCTGGTAATGGCTGTGTGGGCGTCACATTCGTAACCCCACCTTGTTCAGGCGTCACACCATCTTTGGGTGGTGTAACCTCTGAACTTTTTTCCTTACTCAAATCAGCGATCTGATTTTGTTCTGTCATTTTAATGTTCTCCTAATGTCTAGTATACTAAATTTGTTCTATATTTGTCAAGTATAATAGAAAATTTATTCTCTTAGAATAGTATTCTTTTGTTGATATTCGTTAGGCCCACCCCTCATAGCTTTTATTGCTTTCAAGTTATCTCTTATGATCTTAGAGTAGGCTGGGTTAGATTCAGCTACACTGTTTAGGTACTGAATACCTGCTGGGGTTATGTTCCCAGTTTGTATCTGCTGTACCATCTGTTCATGTAACTGTGCCAATAATTCTTTTGGCCACCAAGGTTGTCTTGTAACACCTCCTCTGCCTAGTCCATACACTAATAGTTCCATACCTGTTCTTGCTCCCCTCTTACCCTGTGGTAAGAAGGCGTTTGCATATGGAGAGGCTTTGTATTCTGAATAGGTAGCTGAGTACCCTTTCCCTGAGTACCCCGAATAATACCCACCAGTTGAGCTGTATCCACCACCCGAAGTAACGGTTGCTTCGCTGCCTGTACTGGCTTCAAAGTCTGGGTGATAGTAAGAAGCCCAGATAGGATTGTTTACTGCATACTCATCCTTCATTACATAGTATTGCTGTATCTTGTAGTAATCATCCTGGTTCTCTGTTCTATATGTTTTCCTTTCTGATGTGTTCAATCCATAGTAATCACTCATCAAGTTCCAAATATTACTTCCCAAAGTTTTCTCTACTAAATCTGAGAACTCATCCTGGTCTTTCTTTACAGCAGAGAACTGTATCAGTTGTTCCTCTGTCACTGGCTCAAAGTCTCCCTTTATAAATGCTAACTTGACTTTTCTCAGGAACTCTGTGTACTCTTCTACATCCTGATACATTCCAATGTCACCCTTGGCATAGAAGAACCTGTCCCAGTCATCCTCTGTCCCACCCAGAGAGTAAAAAGTTTCCATAAAACTCTTGTACTCTGATGACACAGCAGGCCCAAGAGAAGCTCTGATTGTCCAGACTTCATCCATACTTTTCTCTACATCATTCTTACCAGACTGTAACCTGTCCTCTGGTTTGATGTAACCCTTTCCTTCAATCTCTGCTATGATCTCTTCCTCTGTAAACTGGGTTCTGCCATAGGTCTTTTGTACCCATGCAATAATCTCTTCTTTGCTTGGTTCTCTAAATTCTCTCTCCCACTGCATCTTATAGGCTTTGGATTCATACATGTCTTTACCCTTTAGTTCATCAAGGTAAGGTTGGATTACCTCTTTCTCCCAGTAGTTCCAAACAGCATCAAGAGAGGTTGCGTTGCTGTTTGACCAGGCATTGAACCCATCCAGATTAGCCTGCTGTTTCAACTGTGCCATCCATACAGGTACTTGACCTAATCTGTCTTCCAGTTTTATCTGGCTCTCAGTAATCTGATTGACTATGCTCATCTCTAAAAGGGGTAGGGTTATCTCAGCAAATTCTGGGATTTCTTCTTCCCATTCCTGTACTCTGCGTTCATAATCTTCATAGTCCTCTGAAGGGTTACGAGAGGGTTTGGTTGCAAGTATCTGATACCAGAATCTATCCTGCATATCATTGTAGATTCTTACATTAGGTTTGTACCCAAGGAATGAATCTTTATTTGCTAAAAGATATAGCTTACTGTCATTGATTGCGTTGAGTTCTGTGACATACTCTTCTTTTATAGTACGTCTCAACTCCCAATCCCCAACAGGTAAACCACTCAACTTCTCCTCATAACGAGCTTTGGCTTCTTTGATTGCTGTAAAGTACATGCTGGTCTGTTCTTCTGTGTTGTATATCTCTTCCATCCTCTTACGTCTTTCCTCTCCAATAAGAGGTTGACCAGTCTCAGGATCAGTTACATATCTTGACATCTGTATTGCACTCCACATGTACCCATCAGGGGTTTCAAACTTGAAGTCTTTGTAGTCTTCATATCTCTGTCCAGCTTCACCTGACATACCAAATAGGTTAGCCAGGGTTTGATCTTCAATGGAGGCCTTGAGTATATTGATTTCATCCCGAAGTTCTTGTAGTCTTGCCTGCCCATCTGTAAATGGTTTGGTATAAAGACCTGTCATGTGTCCAGACATTGTTCTCCAATACTGATCAGTCTCTAAGTTGTTTCTTGTCTGTACCCATAGTTCATTCTCATCTCTATCTGGATTTCCTAAGAGTGCTTTGATTGTCTTGGCATACTCTAACTTTTCTCTATCATCTTCCATTGTATCTAACTTCAACAAAGCATCAGATAAAAGTTCTCGTTCAATCAAATAGTCTTGCCATGAAACTCTGGGCATCATTACATCCCCAGGGAACACAGAAGACTTGAACCCTACTTGTCGTAACTTCTCTACAATAAACCTCTCCCAGATAGGGGGAATGTAATCAATAGGGAAGTAGGCTCTAATACCTTCATACCACCATGGGGCTTTAGGATAATTTGGGTCTACCTGTGTCATCAAAATCTGTGTAGGAATTGGGCCTAGATTGAAACCAAGCACTGGTGCATCATTCAATAAGAATGATGCTACTTTCTGTACTGGTGTCATACCCTCTAGTTCACTACTCTCTGTCAGGTTTTGTACTCGTGGGAAGGCAAAGCGATAAACCAGTGGTGCTAGTGGGTTGAACCATAGACCTTCCATGATAGGTAAGTACCCTTCCAATGAAGGCAATACCTCACCGTTAGATGTTACTGCACCATTCTGTATGGCTACTGAGTCTGAGAACTTCTGGTACTTATAATAGAAAGTAACTAACTCAGGGTGTGAAGACATGAGATCAACCCAGTATCCTACTGACTTGGCTGGGTATGAAATGAATGGGAAGACCTGCTTCAACGCCTGTAAGAATGTTGAGTTATCAGAGTAGTCCATCATAATAAAGTTAGTCTTCTTTACTGCACCCTCACTTGGATCAATGGTAATGTCCTTATATGTTCCACCATAGTTAGCTACCTCATCTACCTGATTCTTTACATTGAACCCATAGTCTGCTACTGTGTTCAGAACTTCTCTTACCTCTGGTGTAATCTCTGTCTGTGCAATAAGACTTCCGTTCAAGTTGTTCTTTAGTTCATCTCTCCACATCTCCAAGGCCTTTCTGGATTTCATCCACTCTGAACCAACCATGTATTTGTTTGACACATAGTTACGTAGTGCCTCATTCATCTTCCATAGAGGCATAGGTGAACCAGTAATTGTCTTGGGGAAGAGGGGATCAACACGTAAAACATTCTTCTCAATGTAACTTGCAAAGTTATCTGAAAGATCAGCCAACCCTCTGAATACCTCAGACAGTTCCATGTTACCTGCATCCTCTAGCTGAGTTGCAACTCTCATGGCATAGCTCTTGAAACCCTTGTTCCCTGCTTTGTACAATGTGTCTTCATTCTCAAAGAATACCAACCACATGTCTTTCAAACTTACCTTATCATTTCCATAGTCAAAGATAGGAGATTGGACAAATGCTTTCCATGCTTCATTTACTTCGTCCTTTGTATTCTCCTTTGCTCGTTGAAATAATACATTCTCTTTAGAGAAGAAAGATTCTATTACACTGTCCTTTGTATTTCCTGTATACGCACCATAAAACTTTACCTCTAATCCACGTGCTTCTAGTGCATCTATAATGTCTTTACTTGTGTTGTATGGCATTACAACCCCAGACCATTCAGAGAAATCTATAACTCTGTCAGGCTTAAACTCAAAGTAAGAGGTAGGTGTAAAGTCTAGTATCTTAGCAGCATTCATAGCCTGCTCTACAAGATCATCGGGTATCTGTATTGGTTTATTAAGTTCATGTAGCTCTTTTACAAATCTGTCTGCCTCTGATTTGCTATCAAAAGTTTTTGCATAAGGCCAGCTTCTGCCTGTAGACCAAAAGTGAACTTTGTATTCTGTTAACTCTTTACCTGTTGCTGTCGTTCCTACTGGTATTTCATCTATACTTATGCTTGAATACTCCTCTTTCTTGATATAGTTCCTCATCAAATCTATCATTGACTGCTTAGTTTTAGTTCTACCATCATTGTACGCACTAAGTATTCCAAACATTTGGTGAGGTGTGTTTTCCTTATATGATCCAACACTAAAGATAAAGTTAGTAAGGTTGTTTTCAAGAGCATTTAATGTGGGGGTTTGGTATTCATCTATGTACTTACGCATAAACTGTTCAGTCTGTAAGTTAGTCTTTCCAAACTTCCTCATATCATCAAGTGAAGCAAACTCCCTCGCCCCTAAAGCCTTGGCTGTCTGTGCACTGTAAGGCTTGGGCGTACCACTCCCTGCAAACTCACCACCCTTCTTGATCTGGCTTTTCATCCACTCCCCTACGTTCTCTACTGTAAATGGTACTTTCTTTCCATCTATAGTAAGAACCCTCTGTACATCATATCGAGTTACATTGTTTGGGCCTAACCAACTATAAAATTCCTCTCTAAGTTCTCCATCACTGAATAAATTCTGCAGCTTTATACCATTTACATACTCTTCTGGTGATATGAGTTCTGGGTGTTTTTGTATCAAAAAAGCTGTTTGACCTACACTTCCCTGTCGTAAGTAATCATATCTATTTGCATCAAATAGTTCTGGGTTTTTCTGCCACACAGCTATCTCATTTTTAAGTCCTGTATCCCCAACAACGTCTGCAACATACATCATAGTGTCCATTGTCTGGTTGGCTTCTGTTGGTATATCATATACCCTTATCTCAGTTGCAGCAGGCTTACGAGGAGAGAAGATGTCCGCTGAGAATGTTCTGTTAGCAGGATTCATCATTGGGTCTACCATGTTCTTGTTTCCAATGAATACTATAGAACCATAGTCTGGTACATTCATATCTTTCTTTATTACTGCACCAGATATGCTTGGCATACCACCCAAGTCCAGTGCATTCCGTAGCTTGTACTCATCTACACTGTGTACCATAAGCAGGTTAGGTCGTTGTGTTCCAAGAGGTTGCTCTACTATACCTTTTCTTATCTCTGGATAAAGAGCAGCTTCATTCAACTCCATCAAATCCTCAAGAGCATAGGGTGCATCAATAGCGTTCTCTAACTTCCATTGGTTTCCTAACTCATCTAGGTATCTATCTAACTGCTGTGTTATCCCTTCAAGTGCATCCTCTAAAGTCATGGAAGAGTTTGTAACAAACTTAGGAGTAATTGACCATACCTCTCCCTCATTGAATACCTGTGCTACTGTCTTTATCTCTGCATCTTTCAGTATTCTTGCGTATGAGTCTAACTCTCCTATAGTATCAAACCCTACTACAAATACCCCAGGCTTAGGGGTAGCCACAGGAATACCATTGGAAACATCATATAATACTTCTGCTATCTGTTGTAGGTATGACTTTGTTTCCTCTAATCCAAATGTTCTGGAAACATAATCAAAGGTACTGGGTGTAATGGAAAGATAGTAGCTCTTCCTTACAGGTAAAGCCTTGTAAAGATTGGTGTCTAAGTCTACAAATAAGCTGTCAACAACCCTTAGCATCTCCTCTCCCCACTCTTTAGGGTTGGTGAGCTTATCTACCTTCTGAAATAGATTTGTATATTTCTTTGGACTCGAAGCAGTTATAAGGTTTCCCTTTCGTGTAACCTCACCAAAATACTTTGAAATCTCATCTATATATGTAGCAGCTTTTCTGTTTTCCTGCCACCCAGCAGACGTTATCTTTCCAAGTCCTGATCCGTTTCCTTCATACATCAAAAAATAGGCTTTACCATCTGGTTTAATGGCATCCATAGCTTGGCGTATAACTAGCTCTCTATTCTCAGGCTCTTTTATCACATTCAAAACATTATTTATAGTTGCTGTGTCTGACTGCCCACCTTGTATCTTGGCTATTGCATCCAGGTTTTCCTGCATAGTTCTATTGAATGGATCATAGATAATATTTTCTACGTTCTTTCCTTTCAAATAATCTGTTGCAAAGTCGTATGCACCACCACCAATATCTGCATTACGTGTACCAGAAACAAAATCTACTGATTTAAATGTTGCTGGTAGCTTCCCCTCTGCACACTTTATAGAAGTTCTAGCAGACGTAATTTCTTGATCAGGAAGTTTCCATACATCGTCCCCAGTTCTCTGGAATAAAGTACCCTGTGTAGGCTTGGGGTTCTTTGGCTTTGGTACATCCTTTACCTGCTTGGCTACGTAATCCTTATCCAACATTCTTACATAGACATCCTCTACATTCTTGGGAATAGTAATACCCTCGAAGAAGTCCTTCCACTTTCTATAAATGGCAACCAGTGTGTTTCTCAGGTTGTTGAAAATCTCCTGTATGTTCTTGGGTGCATCAAGTTTGGTAATAATAGTCTTCTGAAAACCCTTGGCTTCTATCTCTTCTACCCACTGATACTTACTCCACCCTTTGTCAGGATTCTTTTTCATCAGGTCATCAGCTAACTTTCCAGCCCAGTCATCTAACTCGTCTATCATACTCTGTGGCATGAAGGGTTTGGCTGCATGGAAGAACTCTTCTAAAGCTGTTGCTGCATTTGCACCAGACATGGCTTTGATAATAGCCTGTTGCTTTGCTACCTCATCCTTTACAAATTGTGTTACACCATATGTTCCCTCTGCCATCATAAAATCTCTGGCTACTACGTTGTCAATCGTTCCATCTAAATACTCTACAAAGCTGTACTGATTCTCCCCAGCCCAGTAAAGTAACCGTTGCTTTGACATCTCATCCAGTTCCCCTACCTGGCTCGTCACCTTCAACCCATACTTTGTTACATCATCTATATCTCTGGCAAGTAGATCAGCATTCATACTTACCTTGACGGTACTGCCATGATCCATAAGATCAATAGCCCAAGCATAGTTGTTTCCCGTAGGCTTGGCTGAAATAAATCTCTCTACTCCATCCAGGTGTTTCAACAGTGTTTCACTTGTAATCTTTCTCTTTCCTTTTAAGAATGTATCAAGCTGAAGTAACTTTACTCTCTCAAGTCCCATCTGGTTTGTTAAGGTTTTCAAAAGATCACTGGGCTTGGTTGCATTCCCTACTGTGTTCTTTACTATTTCCCTTACCTTGGAATTGAATAGCATCATGGAATCAGTAGCACGTACTATGTCTGACCCACCCCCTACATCACTCTTATAAATACCAACCAGCACCTCACCCCAGGCTTCAAGAGCAGACTTACCTTCAATACCACCTCGTATAGTCCCACCCAATCCCTCTACTATCCTCATCATATCTTCAATGAGAGGTCTGGGAATGTTGAACATATTTTCTAGTGCAGAGATAAACTGTGGTCTGAGTTCTGCTTCAATCCCGTTCAATGTTATCCCACTGCTACTCTTGAACCAATCATCCAGTACCCTATAAGTATCTCTGGGGTTGATCTCAGATAACTTCTTGACATCTTTTAGACCAGCATGTTTCTTTACTTTGTTTACAAGTAACTGATCTAAGTTAGCCCCTGCTTTACTTCTCATCTTGAACTGGAATTTCTCAGCTAATATAATATTGGCTGACTTCCAATCCTTTTCTCTTATTGCTAGGTCAAGTCTTGGGTCTAGCTTTATCATCTCATCAAGAGAAGGCATCTGGGGTACACGTAACTTGAATGCTAACTGCTGTAAATAATCTGGATCAGGAATAGCTTTACCCTCAGCTTTCAGGTAGTCAGCTACTCTTGGTCTTGTAGCATCTGCCTGATCATTGATGCCTAGCTTTGCCTTGAAATCTTTTACCAGCATAGGATGATCAATCTCCTGTACTGTTCCAGTAGCGGGGTTCAACATACGTACAGCCAGTATTTCTCCACTCTCATTATAGAATAAGTCAACACCCGACAACCTTAAAATTTCCTCTGCTGTAATGTCTGTTCCAGGTTTGAATGTTCCAGCATTGATGGCAGCAACAATGTCAGAGTTCATATGTGCTATACGATTTTCAAGTTGATAGATCATTCGTCTATCATAGCTGTCCCATCGGTTGCCTACTGCTGTCTTATAATCTATACCTGACTTACCAGCGAGTGGGCCTGGAAAAGTCTCTCTCCAAAATCTTGAAATTCTTGCACTGAGATTGTTTACCTCAGATACGATTCCTTTAACATTGTTAGCTATCATAACCTTATCTGAATCAGAGAAAGACTTCAAAGCCTCTATATCATCTATGCCTGTCTCTACTAGATTATGAACCTGTGCCTCAGTAGTTGCTCTTTGTTTCCATATATCTTCTGTTGTAGGTCTGTCTGAAAGAACTCGTGCCTCTGCTGCATTCAACTCTGTCTGAGAAATTGGTGGGGCAGAGGGGTCTACTTCTTTGATTGCCTCAGCTATGTCTACGTCTTTCATTACTGTTGGCTTGGTAGACTCATACTCGTTCATCTTTCTCATCAGTGATTCATACCCAGCCTTCAGACCTTCTTCTGTATCTTCAAAGTCAATACCATTCTTTGTCAGATGATTCTTCAAAGCCTTCTTCTGCTTTGCTGACATGGGCTTTGTGTTATCAAAACCAGATAGAAACTTTCTTGCTTCTGGTGTTACATCTTTAATTTCATTATCAATGGCTTTTGAATAGCGAGCAGCCTTGTACTGTTCATGTCCTGTACCTATGTCAGTACCCATGATAATGTCATAGTTTTGTTTCAGTGCTTGTACTCTTGCTTGAGTCTCTGATTCAAACACACGCAACATCTCATCAAAGAACTGGTCTACATGCTTAGGCTCAAGTTCCTTGATGCCCTGTTTAGTCAGACTGTTTTGAAAATCTATGAACCTTTCACTTATCCCATAAATAAATTGAGACTGTGTTACCTCATCAAACCACTCTGCTTTTCTTAAAGATTCTGGAATGAAAATATTGTATCCAGATAACTTAGGATCAAGCCTGTCAAACTTTAATAGATCGTGTAGCTTTGCTGCATTACCACCAGAACTTGACCATGCATTCAATACATGGTTTTCTAACGTCTTAGCCATCTCAGGTGAAACACCCTTCTCTTCTAGTGTCTTGGCTAGTGTACCCAATATGTCTGCTACTGCTGTATGGTTTAGCTTGGCTATGTTTCTCTCATAGAACTTCAAGTACATTCTGGTTTTCATTCCAGTTTCAATAGCATTGTTCAAACTTCTAATGCCCATTGGCCATGCTTGAAAACCACCCCAAATTTTTCCAAAGAAACCCCTGCCCACTGCGTTGTGTCTGTATAGGTTCAACCAATGAGTAGCAAATGAAAATGGGTTGGCAGATAAGTTTACATTCTCTAAAGCTAACTTCTCTACTTCACTTGTCCCCTGGAATACATCACTAAAGAAACTTGCCTGTGCTTTCTTGGGAGGAACTATACCTGTTTCCATTATATATTCAGGTACACCCTCTTTACTCAGCATGTCTCCAATACCTTTCATGTCATCTATGAAACGACTGCCCTCAAATAAACTGCTCATCACATATCTAAACATATTGTCTGTAAAGTTAAAGATCATCCATGCAGGTCTACGAGCCAGTGTTGCCCACACCCACATTCTCATATACTTACTTTGTAACTCAAGCAACCCACCCAGCATTCTACCTAAAGCAGTGTCACCATACTTCTTAGCAATAGCACCAGAAATAGAATCATTCATAACTAACTTACTACCAAGTTTTGTCATGTTCTGTTTCAGAGATGTCTCTCTAAAGTTCTCTGCAATTGTACTGGCTAGTCTCTCAGCACCAAAGAAGTTTCCCATACGCTGTTCAACTTTGTGATTGATTGCATTTCTAACAACATCATCAGCCATTGACTTACCTGGGTTCTCCTTCAATACCTGTTTGGTAAAGGACTCTGTGTAACCTAACTTCACCTTGTCCCAAGCATTGTCAGCCAGCTTTATCCACTCGTCAGGGTCAATAGTTCTAGCTAAGTCTAAAATCTCTTTTTGTATTCTAGGTGGTACATTACCTTTGAACACAGTGCTATCAGCTAACTTAGCAACCTCTTCAGTTATGTTATCTGTAATGGTTGTAACCTTCTTTGCAAAAGTAGCTATATCAGATACCTGCTTTATAAATTCTTCTTTGGTTGCTGGCTTTGTCTGTAATACTACCAGCAATAAGTCTGTTGCACTTTGTCCCTGCTTTGTTGCCACTGTTTGTAAAGACTGTCCCGTAAATAACTTTACAAACCCAGCATTAGCCAACCCATCCAAAGCCTTAGCTACCCCAGGTATCTTCTTTACTGCTGGAACTACAATATTCTTTCCTGCTGACTTTGTTATCCCACCCACCGCAGGCAAGATAAAGTTATTCAAGTCTAAGAAAACTTCCCCAAATAGTTCCATGGCTGGGTCTTGGTACATATAAGACAACTGTGTTATCTCTGGTTCAGATAACAGTCTACCTAACTGGAAGGAAGCTGTTGCTATTGCCTTCTTGAATTTGGCATCTAATTCACTGTCCATTCCATAACTCCAGGCAGCATATGGGTTTAGAATACCTGATCTAATGTGGTGAGGAATAACATTCTCTATATAATTGTAGAACGCCTCCTCTCTAAAGTTATTAGACAACTGCATGAAGGCTGCATGTTCAGGAGACCCAGTTGTAAAACCTGCTGCTGCCTCTAAGTACATATTGGATATTGACATCTGGGAAAAAGAAAGATCAGAGAACTGTTGAGTAAGTTCAATCTCTTTTTCTATGTATCTGTTGTGTCCTGGGTTTTCCTCAGCTGAAGCAAAGAAGTTAGGCAACCATGTTTCCTTTAAGTAGTCTAACATTTCTACTGGTGTCATCTCTACACCAGTCTTTGTAACCTGCTCTGCTACATCATATAAGAATAATCTGTTTGCCCCCATCCACATCTGTGAAAAGTCTTTACCAGTTGCAGGCTTTTGAAGATTAATTACTTTATCACCACCCTCATAAAACTTAAAAGTTTCTCCTGAGATATACGCCTCTGGGTAAAGATCAAACCCTAACTCATTATGCCTTACAAAGTTTTCAAACTCTGTAAGCTCTTTAGCAGACATGCCCTCTATCCCAGCAAAGAATACTTCTTGTCCTGCTGGTATGACAAAGTTTGCTCTCTGTGTAGGAGAAGAATTCAAGTATTGTCTCATCAAATTAAAGTCTGCCCCAGCATAGAATGACTCTAGCCCACTCGCCATACTTGCTGCCCCAAGATTTGGATGTCCACTGTCTATCAATTTGTTAGCATAGTCAAACTGAACCTGTGATTTACCTACAGTCTCCCGTTGTAACTGTAACAACAAGTCTATGTAACTTTGCTGTTTAATTACTTTACTTTCCAGATCATCAGTCAAAGCTGCAATCTGCATGGGGTTTAGGTTCTCTGCTCTACCCTCTTGAAGATTATTTAGTTGTGTTCTGTATTCTATATTCTGATTGGCTGCCTCTCCTATAATCTCCTGCATTGTTCTGCCAGAGTTATATGCCATCTCTATCTTATCTAATTGAGCATTACGTCTGGCTATCTCTATCTTCTTATAGAAGTTATCAAAAGAGTTTTCAACATTTTCTTTATATGTCATCTGTCCAGAGAATGTATAACCAACCTGCCTGAATAAAGACATGACACTGTTCCACCCTAAAGTCACACCGGCTGCTACATAAGACATAGCAGTAATAGGAGAGATACCAAGAATGGGTTTATTCATAAACGTAGACTGCTGACCAAATGTGTACTGCTTAGGTAAATTACCACCTGTCATTATCCAGTTGATACCAGCATTGAGAAGTCCAGCAGTCTTTCCTCCCAGTGTGTCCCCAATAGTCTTACCATTGAACCATGGTATGTTTGCTAAAAAGGATGATAACTGAAAAGCTGGGTTCTGTCTCTCCAATAACATTGGCTGGTTGGTAGTAGGATCAGGGTAAACTGTGTTTTGTTCTGCCTCTCCTGTTGTCATTGTCCATATCTTACTTCCCTCTAGAACATTTTCCCTAGTTACTTGAGGAGTAATACCAACTGCATTAGGATCAGCAGGCATACCAAGTTGACCAAGAGCCTCAAAACTGGCATAAGTATCTTGATAAGATTTAAAGTTCTCCCCTAAATAGGTAAGTGTCTCCTCATTGGCTGCTACTGGGTTCTCCGTTTCTTGTTCTGTCATCTGCCCAGTAAACTGATCCCAATAAAGTGGTGTCTGAGTTTCGTAATCTACTACCTGATTCAACACCCTGTCAAAATAAAGCTGTTGATTATTGGGTACTATCTCAGGGGCTAGTGTCTGAGGTCTGGTTGTGTCAAACTTGTCTACCTCTCCCCGTAAATATATCTCAATATCGGGGGTATATTTAGCATCCTTTACTTTACTCAAATCAACAACTGGCATACCCTCTGGAAAAGATAACTGACCAGCAGCATTTCTATAAATAGGAACATAGGTATCTTCTACCTTGTACAGCTCCATGTTAGTAGGTTTATTGGTAACTGTGTTGCTTTCCCAATCCAAATATAACTTATCACCAGGTTTCAACTCCGCATCAAAAGACATAGTTGAGGCAAGCATGTCTTCTTCTGCTTCCTTAATTTTGCTTTGCTCATATGCCTTTGTCCACCTCCCAGACTCGGCTTCTATATTTCTCTGTGTCTGTGCTTGGTGTGCAGCTATTTCCTGATTAGCTAGCTGTGCTTGCTTTCTATCATCTGACCTCGGATCAACTTTCTTCTCTTGTGCTTTCTTAATAATACTCTGCCAATCAAAAGTTTTCTGAGGAAGTGCTGGTGGTTTGGTTACATTATTTTTATTGGCTGTGCTCATAAAGGTTGAGGTGTAGTTAGTTACCTTTTTCTGCTCTTCTCTATTAACCTTTATAGCATCAACAAGTGCTGAAAAGCCTTCTCGTTCCCATATTTTTACCATGTGCTATCCTATCTTAGGACTGTAAATCCTAATACCATTTCTTGTTTGTCTCACCAAATGTCCACTTACCACTCTGATCTTTACTTACAGGAATCAAACTTCCTGCCCCAAAGAATGGCTGTGCCAGAGAACGGGCTACCTCTCCATATGCCCCTAACTTTTCTCCCTGTGTCTCTGCAATCATAGGATCAAAAGCTGAGTATAGTTTTATTTGCTGTGCTCTGGTTGGCTGTGAGTAACCTTCTCTTGCACCAAAGTCTCTCATGGTTGCTGCCAGTTGTCTGACATATTCATATCCAGGCCCAAAGTCTTTATCACTCTTTCCTGTTGCATCTTTCATCTTGTCCAATGCACCTAACATATCTTGTGCTCTTTTCTGTGATAAGAAATACTTTTGCTGCTCATCAGTAATAGTAGATGATGGATCACCAAGGTCTGCCTTCTCAGGTGAGTACCCACCAAAGGCATCAGGGAATAAACGAGAAAGACTGGAAGCAAACTGCCTCTGATCTTCTGTTGATAAATAAGGTATGAGAGTATTCATAATGGTAGCAAACTCTGTCTCAGGTGTGAGCTGACTGGCTGTCATCCCCCTCCACCATGTAGGAGCATTGGCTAATTGATAAGTCTCTGACCATGTGAGGGGTGGTGGGGCTGGAGCTGATGGGGCTGGAGCTGATGGGGCTGGTGCTGATGGGGCAGTTGGGGCTTGATAACTTGAACCCCCACCATAATTGGTTGGGGGAGGGGGTGCTGAATAATTCTGATAGTTGTTGGCTGCATATGCTCCATACATCATCTGACCTAAATCAATTTCAGACCCAAGACCCTTTGGAGTACCAGGGGCATTCACTATCAAAGGTGTATTATTCTTTACAGTATAAGTAGCCTTTGGTACATAATACTGTGTAGACTTCTTTTGTGTTGGGGTAAGTGTCTTCTTTACTACTCCTGTTGGATAATATTGAGTTCCATCCAATAATCTAGCCATTGTTACCTCCTGAAAAGTCGTTTGCTTTCCATCGTCTTTACATAATCTAAAACGTCTTCACTCCCATATATATTTGAGAGATCAGATAAATCGTCTTTTGTCAACTTATTATACAATATTAGAGCAGGATCAGTCTCTATCCCTGTCCTGTCCATTGATCTTTTCAATGCTTGATTAGTTAGATCAACTGTTCTATTGAAGGCTGAAGTAACGGTTACTTTCCTCATACCCCTCCTGCCATGTTAGGGTTTCCTGTTGCATCTTCAAAAGGTGAGTTGTTAGGTTGGTTGCCTACCTGTGCTGCACCTGCCTGTGGTACACCAAGTCCCTGCTCAAAGTTCTGAGGCTGCTTGGGTGCTCCTGGCTGTCCCTGTACTCCCTGTTGCTGGAAGTTCTGAATGACAGCAGCAGCTATCTCATCCCCACCCTGTGCTCTTTCCTCTAATACTTTCATAATAGAGAATTGAATTGTTAAAGGATGTGTCTGAGTCATCTCTAATATCTTACGATCATACTCATCATCAGGTTGTTGGATGTCAAGGTATCTTTCCATGATGGTTTCCTCAGATAGAATACCTCGTACCTGATTACCCATAGCATGTTTACGTACCTGATCATTCGGGAAGTTAGGTTGTATGTTACAGGTAATATGGAAACCACGTAACTCTTCTATCATTACCATAGAGGCAAAAGGTTCTCCCCTTATCATTCCGTATACACTGATAAAACTTCCTGGCTCTGCATTCTCTAGTGCTACCTCAACTGCCTTCTCTCCTGCCCACTCCCAAAATCTTTTAAGGTGTGCTACTGGTTGTTCTAATCGAATACGGTTCTGATCTCCAAGTTGAGAAAGAGAAAAGCCAGATACCTGACTAGCACCAGACCCAATGAATACATCTGAGAAACCAGACTGCTGTACACGTGAACGGGCAAAGTCTATCTGTCTCTCTACATCGGGTGGGTTGCCAGGCCACACAGGAAATGCAATATCCTCATCCTGTGAGATGTTGGCTATCTTTCCTAAACCAGGATCAAGGGTAACTTCCCTACCACTCTGGGTCTTAGCTATCAAAGGCAGAGAAGAGTACATATCAATCTGTCTCTGTCGTCTGTTGATATTCTTTTCCAGATAGGTCACAGGCTCAACCAGCGGAGTAATGATGCTCTGCCATTTACTTGTGTCAAATCTGTCAGTAGGTTTGTAAAGTCCAAGTGTATAAGGAATGGACTTGTACTTCTTCATCTCTTTCAGTTCTCTGCCAGGAATAAACTCATTATCAAATAGGGTTGCATTTCTAATTACTACTTTACCCTTATCTGATTCTACTGTATCCCAGTAGTCATATAACATTCCCTTCTGAGCTATTAGCTGAGAAATAGATGAGTTATCCATATGTGCATAGGCGGTAGGTAACTTTCCAAACTTTGTCTTTATATCAAACAAAGAAACTTTCTCTACCCTTACTACTGCTAACCACTTACTGTTTCCACCAGGCAAAAAGTAAACCGTAGATGGGTCTACTACTTGCTGTACAATAGGACACTTCTCGTAAATAGGAACTTCAAACTCTTGTCCCTGTTGATCTATTACTGTTGTTTTTGACTTGTATGCCTTAGCTCTGTCCTCATCCCAGACTGTATACAACACACAACCACCATCTCTTACATAATGTAAAAGAACTTCATAGTTGGTATCATATTCATTCTTGTCTATGTTACTTTCCATAACACCAATGATAAACTTCTCTACCTGGCTTTCCAGTCTTTGCATATCTGCACCTGGCTTCCACCCAGTAGCCTTCCATGAAATAGGATTAGATAACATAATACCTACTGCAAGATCAACTGTATTGGTGTGAGTAGGATCATTGAATTGAACTTCCCCAGGTAACGGAGTCTTTCTATAATGCTTTCCGTTGTATAAGTTTCTCCAAAAATCAATATTCTTATGCCAGCCCTCTGTATATGCCTTGGCTGACTCTATGTTGAACCGTACTCTATTTAGTTGTTCATCCATTCTTTTCTCCTAATCACTCTGGAAAACCCAAGGTACTCCCTTGTTTTCTGGTTTGTATGCGGTTATATCTGAGAAGGGGGAAATAATATTCAATGGAAGACTTACATCTACCCCACCACCCTCAATAGCTTTGTATGCTGCTATGGATAATGCTAGTGTGTAGTCCATTGGTTTACTTCCTCCTTTACTTGTTGCCTTCTGCTTTACAATTCTGAACCCATTGGTCTCTGCTTGAGCAACTGTGTTCTGAACATGTGTTCTAGCTTCCTCATCCTTATATGAATAAAGCCTTCTGAACTTGAGAAGGTCGTAAAGATTTTGTGAAGCCTTGGTCATGTTGCCTAGTGTTTGTCCATATTCGTGTACTGGATACCCTTTGTTGCCTAGTTGTAACATTAGCTGATACAGGTGAGCAGGGTCATACGAAATAGAAACAACTTTATAATTTGTATATAACCAAATTATATACGATTTCAAGGTAATGTCAAAATCTAGTTGACCATCAGTAGGTGTCCATATCTTGTGCATGACATCTACTACTATACCCTTACTTGAATCATAGCAACATGCTACTACTGCTGTTGAGTCTTTCTTGGGGGCTGCATCTATACCTAAGTACAAAGGATACTTGGCATAGGGGTGATCTTTCCATAACTCTGCTGAACCTTCAAACTGTGCAGCAGCATAGTCCCACCAGTCGATAGGTATGAACTCTTCATGTGTAGTTACCCATCTGTTCTCATGTAATCTAAGATAAGCAGCAGCACGAAGAGATTCTCTTTGCTCTGCATAGTAAACTTCATTCTGCCAGGGCATGGTAGGTTCATGATTCCAATAAGTAAACTGCTTACCAGTCTCCCATACAGGAATATCATACATCCCTTTTATTAAGTTTCCCTTACCATCCTCGTGTTCATCCTTACCTACCCCATTCAAATAAAGTTCCCAGAGTAAATCTGATTCATTTATAAACCCAGCATAGGTAGCAATAAACCTGAGAGACCAGGGAATGGTAGGAATGGGTGTCATCTCCTCATAAGTACGTCTGGTAAGTTCACTGGTTATGCCCCACAGTTCATCAAATAAAACAAGAGCATGACGAGAACCAGCCACAGATTTATAAGACTGAGCCAGTACCTTTATAGTTGTACCATTGGGAAGTTCTATCTCATACTTGTTGATCTTATATTCTCTGATGGCAGCATGATACTTCAAGTCCCTCATCATTCTTCCCTCTGCCTGGTCAAGATCATTAGCAATAATATAAATCTCCGACCCAGCAGGACACACCTCTGCATACCACGCTGCTATGGCTGCACCTAACGCAGTTTTTCCACTCTTCTTCGTTGTTGAAAACAAAACAGTAGAATACTTGAACTCATGATCTTCATTCTGCTGTAAGGCATAATCAAATAACCTTACCTGTATAGGTTGTAATACTAACCACCCAGCACCAGCCCACTTTCCCTTCTCATCATTCCATGTGTCTCTTACAAAGAAACCGTACTTCTCTACCCAATCAGTAAAAGAGATAGAAAAAGGTTCTATCTCTCCATATACATCAGGTAATGTTATCTGAGGCTTCTTTTCTTGTTTAGTCAAATGCCACCCCTAGTTCACAGGGCTTACATACACATCATCAAAATAAACAAAGCCTGCTCCACCATCTAATAAATCAATCCCAAGAGCTATGCAACCAGCCGGAGTTACAAATTTCTTTTGAACCAATACATAAGAAGTACCTGTTACTCCTGTATCTGTAATCCCTACAATGTTGGTAGCACCTGTCACATCCCGTATACGATACCTTCCACCGTTTGTTCCATCTCCTCTAGTATAAAAACTTAGTTGATATAACTTTCCTGGAATCACTACGTGTTCTTGAGAAACTAGAACAAGTGTATCTCCATGAGTCAACTTACAGGCATACGTACCTGTGTTTACTGAATCAATTGCCTGTTCAATTGTAGAAGTTCCAAGAGTTTCAGTTTCAGTCCAATCTGCAAATACATCTGTACCCCCTGCACCAGCAGTTTCAAATCCTGGATTGGCAGACAAACTACGTTGAAATGTAAGAACCTTATGAAATAAAATTATTTCCTTTGGCTTGTTCATATCACTAAGCCTTTATGTATGCTAACTTCTCGTCTGTTACATCCGCATCCATGTAAACCTTGGCAAGATCATTGACTGGTAGATACATGACTTCTCCTGTATTCAATGGAAAACCTGATGCCTTTGTCTGTCCAGCAAAGAAAATCCACACAGTATCAGTATTATCAGGATGAGGCTTTACAAAAAACCCACCCTCATTGGTTACTGCTCCCATACTAATAGGTGTCCCAGCAGCAGTACAGGTTACAATTCCAGTAAAGTCTGAATCTAAACTAACCAAGGTTTGTGCAGTTGGTTGATTCCTTATGTTTCCCATAGCTTTCTCCTTATAAATAGAAAATCTTTTCTTACCCCTTCATTATAACAATAAAATGGGAAAAACAAAAGCAACCGTTACTTAAACAGGAAAGAGCCTGGCGTGAAGCCAAAGCTCTTCCTTAGAAAGGATTAAATTTAGTGTAGCATATATATTCTATTATTGCAACTTGTCTGTACTCTTTACTTTCCACATTCCCTGTCCTGCTTCATCCTCTGGTATCACATACAGGCTTTCCCCTTCTACCAATAACTCCTTTACAGGTATCTCAGGGATTACACCTTGCTTATAGTCTACCCACCACTTGATTAGCTTTCTCGAAAATGACCACTCTTCTCTGGTGTGCCACTGGATTTCTTTGATCTGCTTTGCAGTAAGTAGAACTACTACCTCATATAGATTTCTTTTTCTACTCATCCTCTATCACCTCATACCCATCCTCTACATAATCAAGTTCCAAATACTCTCCCGTTCCCCCACATAGCTCACAATAGTCCCAGATGTGTGCATCTATGTCTATGATATTCACCCCAGACCCATCACACTCAGGACATGTAATAAACTTACAATGATCAATCGGTACTGTGTTCATCATTCTCCTTTCCACCATTCTGATCCATTCATTCCATGATCAAAGTCATCTTCCCTGTATAAATCCATGGCCTCATACCTTACCTCTAAGTTCCACTCTTTGACTGCCTCATTTATATTGTCATAAAAACTGGTTGCGTTTTCACAACTATGGCAATACACCTGATACCTTCTGTCTATCTTTCTCTGAAAAGCGTGTCCACCACACTTACAATCATTCAGTCTACTCTGTGGGATCATTCGTCTTCTCCTGACCACCCAGTCCATATCCTATCTTGAAGCCACTTTTCCATGTAGTCATCGTGTTCATCCCCCACATCAATATGTACCTTTGATGTATCAACCTGTGGCTTTCTTTCAATCCAAGAGATTGTCTCGCCCTTTGCATGATCAACCTTCTGATACAGAGCTATCTCATCCAATGACCAGCCTGTGTGTTCCAGTACATACTGAATAAATAATTCCAACATAGCTGCATTCTTCCCTGTTACTTTTCCAGCTCCTACACTGGTGAAGTCTTGTCCTCTCATTCTGCTTTCCTCTTCTCTATTTCCTTTGTCATAGTTGCCATGATATTCTTATTGACAGCATATCTGTCCTCTACACTTTCCCTATCCCCATACTCATGTACCCCAAGAGATAAGAGCACCTCACATATATGTAAATCAACCGTTGCTTCTGCTAGCTCTATCTCTAATTCCTCTGTTGTTAGTTGTTCTAAGTTGTGCATTAGTCTTCTCCTGAAGTGTCTCTAAAAAGTCTCTCTACCAATTCCAAGTGCTTATCAGCCATCCTTCTTGTCTCTGGATTACCCACCAGCAATAAATATAATCCGTTTGCTTTCTCAAGTAATATTTTATTTTCTTGTCTTAATCGTTCCTCTTCTGGTCTTCTGTTCCATTCCTTATCTGGAATATCTACACTAGCGTTACACCCACACGTATTAGAATTATGAAATGGGCATGGTTTAAGTTTCCCCATATCAACTCTCCGCATCTATTAGATATATCTCTACATCATCTATCAAAGAAAACAAATCCTGTCTTACCTTGTATATGTCATCCTCTATTTGTGCAATCACTTCGTACAAATCTCCAAGAGCTTTAAGTAATTCATCCTTATCCATAGTTACCTTCCTTTCGTAACACTATCTTATCAAATAAGATAACTTATTATATTAAAGCAGCATTAGAGTTTTCCTCTCATATTAGGTATAATAGAGAGGTATGTCATCGTGGAGGTGAACATGGCAAAAAGAAAGACAGATAGACCAGATGGTTCAAAGCTGGCAGAGATGGCAGCAAGCGGTTATACACACAAACAAATTGGAAGCATATATAACATATCGGAAGCAACTGTAGCAGGTGCAATCAGGCACTATAGAGTAACAAACCCAGAAAGTAAATTATTTGAAGTAGATTTTGGCAAACCCCTTTCCCTGAAAGGTAATGCCATTATAGCCGGAGACATTCATGTCCCTACTACTAACTTTGAATTTGCTAAACGGATTATATCTGTTGCAAAATACTACGGAATAAAAATTCTTATAATAGCTGGTGACATATACAACTTTGATCTTTTCTCTAAATACCCCAAGCAAACTGTTATGACTACCTGGGTACAAGAACGTGATGCAGGCAGACACCTGTTTCAAATGTTTCAGGAATACTTTGATGAAATCTATGTTGTCATGGGCAACCATGATAGACGTATGATCAAGTGGGCAGATGGACACTTAGATGAAACAGATGTCTTTGGTCTGATCACTACCTCTCCCAAGGTTCATGTCTCTAAGTTTGGCTACCTGAATATAAAATCTGGTAGTGAGAACTGGTTGATTACACATAGTACAGAGTATTCAGTCAACCAACTTACCGTAGCAGACCAACTGGCTCAGAAATATAAATCAAACGTCATTACCCATCACGAACACCATGTAGCCAAAGGTATGGATAGATATAAGTCCTTCGTCATTATAAACAACGGAGGACTTTTTGCTCAAGAAAAGATGGCTTATGTTCAGTTAGATACTTCTAAGAAGCCTAACATGGCTAATGCTTTTACCGCCCTGGTAGATGGGTGTGGGCATATGTATACACCCTATCCGGCTTACACAGATTGGACACACATAGATAACTAGCCAACATAAGGATCATTATTGCCCCAGTATCTCTGCTCTGTTACCCAGTACATGATACTGCGTTGCAGTGGTGTTCTAGTCCAGTCATATTTCAGATAATCTCTTACCTCTAACCCCTCATTAGAGAGAAATCTGTACATAGAAGGCTGCGTAAACCCTATTGGGTGGTGTAAAAGCAGGGCAGCAGGGTCAGAATATGGGTTAGGTACGTCAATTAGAAAGAATGTACCATGATGTGTATACTTTTTTATCTCATTCAGGAAGAAATCTGGTTTATTCTGGTGTTCCAGTATGTGTGAGAGGATGATTATGTCAAATTTTCTGTCCTCTAGCTCCTCTAAACAGCTAAAATTCTCAATTCCAAACAAATCCAGGGTCTCTTTATCCCCTACATCTACCCCTGTTACCTCTAAATCGAACTGATCTCTCAATATCTGCAGTAAAAATCCCCTCGAACAGCCCACATCCAGCACTTTTGACTTCAAATGTACCTTGTTTTTGATAAAAGCAAACTGATGAGCTGCTCTTTGTTGCTCATTCCAGGCATCTAAGTCCTTCATCTTGTCGTTTGGAGTAGTAAGTTTGCGGTACGTACCACTGTAATACTCTCTTGTCTGCTCATCTGTCATTCTATTAACCAGAAATATACCTGTACACTCTTGACACTCAACGAAAAACAAATCAATTCCCCTGTAATGTATGGGAAATACAAGGTTTTCTTTATCATCGAGGTTTTTATACGTCCACTCTTTACAGATTGGACAGGTAAATATCTGCTCTAACTTCAGTTCAACTGTTTCATTCATTATGTTCCATCCATTTACGTACTACATATGCTACAGCAGTATACAGCTTATCAAATTTATTACCATGTACTTCATAGTGTCTTGTCTTTACTCTGTGTACTGCTCCAATATAATGATCCTGTTTATACACTTCATAAATGTGATCACCTTTTCTTAGTGCCTTTACACCTACCCCACTCACTGAATAAAGTATTCCAGGTGTCATGTCCTACTTCCTGTAATTATTGAATTTATATTCTTTCAGACTTTTCTCAACCGCTACAAGAATCTGTCCATTCAACATTACTGGATGAAAGAGTTGTACTGAACACTTCCATTCATCTTCCTCTTCCAGTGGTTCAGCCATCTTTACCCATCTATCAAAAAGATCAAGAGCAAAGTCCTCATCTGCACAAGATTCATAAGCTGACTCCTCTGAATCATATATCCCATTCTTCCTGTGTGCAAGATACTTTGTTACACAATATGTCTTACCCATAAAACATCCTTTCTATGGCATGGCTAGTGTTAGTTCTATGACCAACCAAATAAGTATAAACCAGAAAAGTATGTGGTATAAGATCACTGCTCCCCATACTATTGGCTTTAGAATAATATAATAAATCTTTTTGGCTGTCTCCATCATCTCTCCAAAAACTCTTGCACGGTAAGGTGATCAGAGTAATACACATTCAAATGCAGCAGCTCAGCCAATCTCTCTGCTACCTGTACAACATGAAACCTGTTCTGTGTTTGGTATACCCTTACCTCTTCATTCTTGTGTTCTCCCCAGGGTTCTTGTCTTACATGAATAGTACAAGTTCCCTTGCCTTCCCCCTCTAAAATTGTTCCTACTTTTATTATTGCGTGCATGTAAAATCTCCTTTCTAGTATTTATTATATAACATTGTTAACTCTTATAGATTAAAAAGAGATTAGAAAAGAAACAACCCCCATCTCTGAGGGTTGTCGGGCTAAGGATACTATCACAAAGCGTGGACGCATAGCCCTTTTAGGCTAGCACCTGATCCTCTAGAAGACCAGGGGAATTACCGAGTGATCTCGGTACGCTTGCAAGCAGAGGCGTGATCACTACTATTGTTTTTATTATACAGATAATATAGAAAAGTTACAACTATGCTTATATAAAAAGAAAGGTAAGCGTACTTGTAAATTCCCAAAATTGGTATGAATTTTAGGAATATAATCCCATAATTTTATGCAAATTTGTGGAGTTTGTCGCGTTTATCCTTTGAGTTTTGTGTACATACTCACATTATTCATTTGATCTTTGTGTGAGTATGTACATCCTGTACATTTTTGTACAGGATAATTGATAATAAGCACACCATCTTATTATCACTTTCGATAAGATAATCACGGCTATTATAATTTAGATTATTATAATCACCACCGCTGATTAAATTGTATGCAATTTATCATGTAAAGAAAATCGCATTTTTGCGACATGATAGGCTTGTCATGTAAGCGAAACTGATATGACGTTTGGGTAGGATAATGCCATTTTTATGTCCCATTACCCTATCAAAAGTGATGTTTTCTCATCACAAAATATCATTTATTGACGAATTACGAATTTCCATTATGCAATTTGGACGGGTTTTGTTGTGGATGTTGGCTAAGTAACCGTTACTTCAAACAATCTGCCTCAGTCCATAAGAAAGCCTTGGTCAGTGTTGTAACAACTCTCTCCTCGTGTTCAAGACCCTCCTCTCTCATCTCATTTACAAGAGCATGACACAGTTCATGTATAACAATCTTTTCTACTTCAATCTCTGATTTAGATTTCATAGCAGGAAAGTTGAAATAAATTGTACAGGTCATGTATCTCCAGTCTGGAAAACTGCGTGCTACAACAACAGACTCCTGATCATATCCAAACATCTTGTATGCCTCAGTCTTATCTGTAACAAAATTCAGCTCAACTTCCCACCACTTCAAGCCAAGGCGGTAAATCCATTTGTTACATATCTGCTTCAGTTTCTTTAGTTTCATAGTTTTTCATCTATATATAAAACACCATCTTGATTTCTGACTATTGTCAGTATTGCAAGAGGACACCATGACATTCTACCTTTGTGTGGATCATCAATAGTATTATCATCTATTGGAAGCCCCCACAAAAAGTATGATCAACTCTATCCCCTTCAACATACCCATGATACCAACACTCGTAACAATTCTCAGGTAACTCATCAACTAATATCTTATATACTTTCATCTTTTCATCCTTTCTATAAAAATTTGGTAGTTGGTTGGAGGACTGGTACTCACCCATCCACAGATCAACACTCTGTTCTACCAAACTCAATATCATATTAGCATAAAGAGAAAAGATAAACATTAAACCTACATTAGAGAAGGATGCAATACCTACTGGAATACCTTGGGAACTGCTCAACCCTCTAAAACCTGTTCACATGTAAATACTCCATTTTCATCAAAGTTATTTGATATTTCAAAACCCTCAGGACTCCCCAACAATTCTAATTCCTTGAAAAGTTTTTCATAGTCAAGAGTTTGAATGTTCATCCTTAGAGGACACTTACTCCACTTGTCAAAACATTCAGTGTTATCGGCTGTAATATGACCTCGAAGACTTAAATAACTTTGCTTATTTGGGGTACAAAAACCACCATCAACTCCCTTTCCTGTAAATCTCCAAAATGTATATAGTGGTTTTTTCTTGTTATCTTTTGTATTTTGATAATAATATTTATAGTCAAAACCATACTCCTTCTCTACCTTGTATCCACGCCTTTCTAGTTCTTTAGCTAATTTTTTGTGACTGCCAGAATGTCTTTTTCTGTTCATTCATACCTCCATAAGAGAAAAGTCTGTAACTACTATAACAGAAGAAGTATTACTATATATTAGAATAACATTAGACTTATCTATGCTCAATCCTAAATGATTTTCCGAATTGACAAAAAGGGGAGCAAAAAACCCAAAACAACACCACACGACAAGAACCCTACCCCACCTAATCTAATCCCACACGAACCCCTTCTCTTCTGTCTCAAGCTTTCCCTTTCCTCTCATACCACGCCAAACATATACACGTCAAGCTATACTATCTCTAATGCTACAACATTAACCTTTACTCTTACGCCTAGTTATGTAAGATAACATTGATTATCTTAAGTAACAATAAAGCTAAGGTTCACCAATGTTAAATACTTTACACTTGTCAATTATTTTACAGATGTAAAGAAAGATTGTCCAGACGCAAAGCATGGGAGCGGTACACTATTCTTTTATATACTAGTCATATAATAACTATTCTACTATTGAATACCTTTACTCTCATATGCAAGTTTCGTACCAACTTAATCATAAAATAATAGTGACATATGACACTTGGTTAACCATTTGTTACGTTGTAAGGTTAAGTCAAGATAAAAAACATATTGAAAGGATAAAACAAAATGACTAACCTTGAAAAGATAAACCACGTACTAAAAAATAAACGGATTGATACCATCATCATAGCCGGTCAACTTAAATTTGACGGTAGAATAACGTTTCATGCTCCACAGTTTACCACTAAGAAAATAAACAACGGTTTATTTATTAGTAAGGACGATGAGAATTTTATAACAATAAAAGAATCTTACCTTTACGATGTATACCATCAAGACCAATTATTATTTATTGAACTGAAATAGAAAGGATAAAATAAAATGTCTACACCTAAAATCGAAATTCTAAAAGCTAATTGTACTCTGTTATATACTGACAACTTTACTATATTGTATAGTTACTCTACTCCGGTTGCGTGTTATGAATTAGAGACTGGTAAGTATTATCGTACCAATCATTTTCACTCTGTTACTACATCAAAGCATATCAACCAATGGTTAAGCGGTAAGGTTGCGGTATTGGTTGATCAAGAATTTTTTGACAACTTATCATAATTTATATACCTTGTCGGTTGTATAGGTCAAACCGTCAAGAAAGGGTAATCTAATGACAGGTCGAACCATGTTTTTTGGTGGTATACCAATCTTTATACCTAATGATATAACGAACCGTCAAGCAGATTTTTATATAAGTTTTAATTCTGTTGACCGTCATACATACGGCGATATTACTACCGCCTTAGTATACGAGTATCCGAAGGGAGAAATAGAAAAGTTCTACATTCTAAACGGCAACCATACAGAACAGTATAACAATATTATTAATAATGGTGGTGGTATAAAAGAATGCTTAGAATATTTTA